TTGTGTTTTTTCAAAAATAGTAGAAAATCTAATATGTGGTGTTCCAATACTACTTTCACATTCTATAGTACTATCTTGTGCATACAAATACAACTCAAACTGTTCTTTAGAAAATTGTGTAGCTAATAAACCTACAAGTAAAGAAGTATCAGAGCTACCTCCAATACAAAAGTCTTGTAAATAATCAGGATTTTCTCTTATTGAACAAGAAGCTCCTAAGTGACTATGTTTATAATTACTATTAACTTCTCTTGGAGAAAAACTTAATCTTAAACCTTTCATTCTAGGTATCCAAAGTGACCCATCCTCTTTCATACCTATAGTATTAAATACTCCTAAGTCTGTAATTTTATGAGAATTAATTATACCTCCATTATCATTATACTTTGTTATAGTTACTTTATCAAATATTTTAAACAAGTAAATGATATAACCTTCATTACCATTAGTGTACTCTTTTTGAAAATGTATATCCCAATCATCTCCAAATTTAGTTTGATACACATCAATATAATCACAAAGTCTTTTAAAATAGATATGTCTAAGTTTATTAGGGGTATTATGATTACCTATATTACTTACACTAAACTTAGGTATAGGAGTCTGTGTAGTCATTATTTTACCACTATAAATGAGCTTACGAAGAAATTTTTTATCTTTAGCAATATTCATTACTTTAGCATTATAAATTACTCTATCCCAATTTGTGTTAATAAAATTATTATATCTTATATTCATAATTAAAAAATAAAACCTACATAATATAAATACTATGTAGGTTATTAATATATAAGTTAATAAAAACTATCTTTTGAACATAGCTTTAGCTTCTTTGGCTAATCTATCTGTTTCTTCTCTATCAAGTCTTCTTAACTCTTCAGGACTAGGTTCTTCAGATTTAGCTTTAGCAACTGAATCTACTACATCTGCAACATTTTTACCTTTTGCAGAAGCTTTTTTTTCTACTACTTTTTTAACAGGCTCTTTTTTTGCAGGTTTAACCACTTCTTTTTTAGGAGCAATTTCTTTCTTTACAGCTTCTTTCTTAGGAGCAGCTTTAGCAGCAGCTTTAGGAGCTTTTATAGTTTTACCTGCTATGTATTTCTTGTGAAACACCTCTAACTCAGGGGTTTTTACCTGAGTCATATTACCTCCTAACTTTTCTTTTAAAGAAGGGTCAATAGCAAAAGCATCTTTCAACTCAGCCATAATTTCCTTTCTATTTAAAGGATAAGGAACTACAGCTTTAGCACCGGCCTTGGTGTCTTTTGGTCTAATGATAAGATAGAAAGAACTTGCAGGAAGATTGATGTCATCAACTTCATAGGTCATTTTAGAAACAGTTTCTGTAGCTAAGAACTTATCAGTATCAATACCAATTTCTCTTCTTATAAGACCTTTTAATTCTCCCCAACTTGTAGCATTAGTTGTGATGGCTTTCTTGTCTCCATTCTTTGTTGAATAGATTGTAATTTTTCTTTCTGGTTGTGCTAATACTGGCGTATTTTCTGAACTGTTTGACATTGTATTTAAAATTTAAGGATTTACCAATTGATTTTTTGTTTACCTAGTTTATCTAACACTCTGTTAGATAAATAAAAATGGTCACATCCTATAAAACCCACATCCTTTATAAAGTATTCTGCTGAAGGATGTGGAGCTTTAAAGATGTAATTAAAATGTGGACTTAAAGGAATCTCTTCTATTAATTCCCTGTTATATCCAATAACCTCAAATAAAGATTTTGTTGGCATATTAACAGTAAATGTTTGTGCGTGTTTTCCCCAAAGTAACCAAATACATGGATTATTAATAGCAATATAGTTTATAGTTGCTTTGATAAAGTTGTTCCAATAGTTTAGGTGACTTCCGGGTAAATTTGCCTCTATAGTAAGACTTGTGTTAAGTAAGAATACACCCTGTTCTTTCCAATGTTCTAAAGTTTTCCAATTTTGAGGTGTTACTCTATCCTTATAATGTGTATTAGGATTAAATTCTGGAAATTTTTCAATTTCTTCGTTTATCTCTTGAGAAATAATTTTCAAACTTGGAGGAATAGGAATACCTTGATTAACAGAAAAAGCCAAACCATTAGCTTGTCCAACTAAAGGATAAGGGCCATCTCCTAAGATTACTGTCTTTATTTGATTTAAAGGTGTTTCAAATACTCTAAATATATTCTCCTTTGCAGGATAATATTGAATATTTGGTAATATCTCTGTATTGAGACTTAAAAGGGGTTCATGACTTAGATATGAAAATAAGGGTTTCCAACTAGAATGTACCCTATCCAAAGGATTTTTCATGTGAATATTTTTAAAAAGTTTAGTAATTCTTCTCTTCCTTTTTCTTTATGTAAATCAGAAGGGTCTGTAATATGTTCTTTAAATAATGTTTCTGGCAACCAAAGTGGCTTAGATTTCCCTAAGTATTCTGCATTTATGAGTCCCGAAAGAGCCTTAGCTGAATATATACCTTGTTCATCATTATCAAAGAATATGATTACTTCCTTCCAACTCTTAACAATAGTAAGAAGTTGTTTGAGGGGAAACATACCTTCATTTTGAAGATAAATAACATTTTTACCCTGATTTTTAAGAACTCTATAGTCCTTATAAGATTTAGTAATGATAAGTAATCTACCAAAAGGTGCAAGAGAATTTATACCACCTATATCCTCTCTTTTACAAGTTGTTAGAAATCTATGCTTACCTTCTCTATGAGGAAAATAAATCTTCTTTCTTCCTTCAGGGAAGTTTGTATCTACATAAGCTAAATCATAACACTTACTACTAATATTACCTTTCTTGGTATTAAGAGCATGATATGCTGAAATAGCAAAGTATTTATCCTCTATTAATTGTGGTATTGTAATACCATAATCATTCCAAAGACCTACATCTTTATTATTGAATTGTCTAGGTTCTACTAATAATTTAACAGCTTCTTTTTTAATTTTTTGTATAGAATCTTTCATTCTAGTTTTCATACGGATGTTTTTACCATCTATTAGTTTTATATAAATAAACTCTAATGTTAAATAGAAATTTCCTAGTTGAAAGTAATCTTGTACAATGTTAAAACAGTCACTATGTCTTCTATGTGAAGTAGAAGCAAAGTCCATGAAATATAAAACTCCGTTGATATGGTATTGAAACCAACATCCCGGAGTTTTATCATTTCTAAATGGAGAGGTAGTATATTGAAAGTCTTCAGGTAAGAATCCGAACACTAAACTAAATATTTGTTCTTGTGTAACTAAATCAAGTATGATTTTTTTATCAATAAAACCCCTTTTATCTAAATTGTCACTACTATAACCATAAGTTTTGTAGTCATTCATATAAAAGGGGATTTTTAATTAATTACTGTTGTGCAGTAGGAGGCACATTCCAAGTTGAGGTTTGTGCTGCACCACTTCCCGGACTAAAATTAGCAGGAGAAGGAGCTGCAGAAGCTGTACCTACATTTGCTGCAGCTTGTGTTGCAGCATTTTGCTCATAAGCTTTAGTACTAGCCATAAAATTGGCATTTCTTGTAAAAGGATGCTCTTGACCATTTTGGTTAACATACTTTAAAGAACCATCAGAACCTCTTTCCTCTTTCCAAGTTCCAACTTGAGCAGGGATAGCAAAATAACCACCTTTCATGTTCCGTGGAACAGTTAGAAAAGTTCTGTCATTAAAACTACCATCTTTTTTCTTACCAAATTGATATTGGTATTCTAAGAAGTAATCTAATGGTTTAGTATTAAAACCATAAGGTAATAAAGCACAAAGTCTATTTGCATATTCTGCAAAGCTAGTTGCAGGAGCATTTACAAATAAATTCTTAATAGCCTCTTCCGCTACACCTACTGCTTTTAAGTAGTGTGTTACAACTGCATTTTGTTGAGTAATAGCAGCATTCCAACTTGCAATATACTCAGGAGTATTTGGGTCAGTTAACTCTGTATTGTTTGCTCCATATACCTTAGTAATAGGAGAAATCCAATCTTGATACTCTCTATCTGCAATTTTAACAGTAATTTCAATAGCCTCTCTCACAGGTTGACCTTCTTTAGCTGTGTTAGGACTGTATGCAAACTTAACTAATAGGGTGTTTCCGAAGTTACCTCCAAAAACACCCCCTGATTTAGTTTGCAAGCCATCATCAGAATCTGATACATAGCCGTACCCCATTCTTGTAGGGGCTGCATTTTGATTTTCCATCAGTTAGAAATAAATAATTTAAGTACTTAATAAAAACCTTCTAAATAGATTAAAGTATCTATTAATTACTGACCCCACACATTTTCAGCAGGAGCAGGAGCCGGAGCTGCAGCTTCTTCTTGTACTTCTTCTTGTACATCTGCGGCAACTTCTTCGGTAACAGATTCATCCTCTTCATCATCCACTAAGACAATAGTTGGTGCACCTTTTTTCTTAAGGTTTTTCAATTTAGGATTACTCCACACTTCTCTAGCCATCTCTGCAACAGACTTTCCAAAGTGTGCAGCAATTTGCTTACGGTCTAAACCTTGATTCAACAATTCTTTAACTTCTGAAACTTTTACTTGTTTCACTTCTTTCACTTCTTTTGTGTCTTGTGCAATTTCTGCACCGTTTTGTACATCTGACATGATATAAATTTTTAATTATTTTTTAATAAAACACCTTTTTTATTTTAAACCAAAGTCTTTAGCATGTTTTTCTAATTCCTCTGTTTCTTGTTTATCTTTCTTGATAAGAGTTAGAACAGCATCTCTCTCTTTTTCTGAAGCAAATGTAATAATAAATTCCTTCTCTTGCAAATTTTTTGAGAAATTTTGTTTAAATAATACTTTATTTATCTTAAGTATTAAATTAACTAATAATAATATAATTATTATTACAGCTATTGAGCAAAAGGTTTTTTCTATAATGGATAAGCTATATTCCATAATATTCGTTGATTTTACGGATTACAATTCCTAAATCATTAGGAATACTAGGGGTGTCAAACATCCCTACAGGAGACTTAGCAGAAGCATATTGTTCATTTTCATTTGTAATATACTCCTTTCTAACTTTTTTCTCACCTGAATCAAATCTACTGATACCTATTAAGGTAACATCAAATTTTCCTTCAGGAGTTACATACTCATCAACCATCTTTCCTGTAGTTTTTAACTTGAAGTAGATTCTACCATCAGGTTTAACTATAGGCTCTCCGTGAGCAAGTATGATAATGTGTTTTGAAGGGTCTTCATATCTCTCCATCGCTTTGAATATCTTATTCATATCAAAGCCTATTTTTTTAGGAGCATCCCAACCTTGACGAAGAGCATTATCCATATAGTAGTCTTGCATGATATAGTTCATATCATCTATTACTATGTTCTTAATTGGAGGAGCTACTCTAAGCTCATCTAAGGCCCTAGTAATTACATCAGGATTATTACTAATAATCCTTTTGTATGCACCTAAATTAGGAAAAGATGCAATATCATCTACTTTAATAGATGGATATATAGCTGCACTTCCTTTAAAAGGTAAAGGCTTTGATGTTACAGATATAATATAGGTCTCTGCAGGATTTAATCCTTGTATATCTAATTCAGGAATATTACCTAAACTTGATGTTTTTCCAAAACCTGAATCTGCTAATACTAATACTTTTGACATTTTTGTTATTTTATTTTGTTTCAAACTTACTAAAAAACTTTGTTGCACCTCGCATATTAACAGCAAAGTGTTGAGGATACTCACAATGCCTACTCTCTATAAGATGAATAGTTCTTAAATGAGGATGTATAAGAGTTTTTTGAGGAGTTCTTATAGTAACTCCAAAATGCTTATTAAGATGATATTTATCATCATTTGGATTAAACATAGAAAGTACATAGTTACACTCTTCTGCTAAATTACCTGTATCTTTTATATCATCAGACATAGGATACAATCTATCATCAGCATATTGAAGTCTTTTTACATCAGTAATAGACCTATTTAAGTGAATAACATCTACAAAAGTATAACCACACATGTTTCTTATTTCTGTAGTGTATTCTGAATACTTATCTATAGTCTCTTTCATTTTAAAGCCTCTTTCCCATAAAAGTTTTCTAACATGGTCCATAATAACAACAGTAATTTTTTTATTGTTATTTGGTTTATAAGAATTTCTATGACTATAAGTAGCTCCACCTGAACCTACAGAACTCTCCCAAGTAAAAGTACCATTTCTTTCTGCATGAGCAAGTAAATAATTTCTAATGCCAGTAGGATTTTCTTTATTCTCTATGAAAGTAATAACTCCTTCTTTTATTTTCATACCATTACTATCATATTCTCCAAAAAGAGGTACAATTCTAGTAGTATAGATAGTAGTAAGTTTATTAAAAATATCCATAGGAACTTTAATAGGATTTTCATTATCATCTTTAGCTTGTCCCATAAGATATTCTCCACTCATAGATACAAAGATACTACCTTTAAAAGTAATACCTGTAGGTAATTGAACTTCAGTTATTCCAAAATCTCTTTCAAAGAAGTGAGCAGCAAAATCAAATTCTTTACTTACTCTATCTATTTCAAAAGAATAATAAATAAATTCTAAAGGAATGCCTTTAAGAATAGCATCTAAATAAGGTTCTATTACAAAAGCAAAGTCTGTTAATGTGGATTTACCTACTTTAGGACCTGCAGCTATTGCCCATTTCCTTTTTTTCTGTAATCCACCAACAGCTTTATTAAGCTTTTCAATACCTATATTTAAACCTACATTATTTCCTTGTTGTCCTTCATTAAAAGCATCTATGAAATTCATACGTTATTGCATTTGAGATGTTACATCTTTTAAATTATCAATAGGTATTTGAGTTAATTCCCAAGCTTTATACTTTTCTACCCATTCTTCAAGTAAAGATACCTTAGTAGGGCCATTACCTTTAACTATGAAATAGTGAGTACTAGTTACATAACTAGGAGCAACTTGATTTAGATACATTTGTACTGCACCTAATATATCAGATTGCCTAACATCAGGATTAGCTGCAAAATATTGTTTCATTCTACTTAATACAGCAGACTTAGGCCCTTTTCTTGCAGGATTCTTAATCCCAAACATATCTCTAATTTCATTTACCCATTCCCACTTCTTATCTGTAATAGTATCTTTATCTTCATCTTCAAACAAAGGAACTAACCATAACAGTTCTTTACCGTTAAAATGTAAGATATTAGTAACATTAAGCTTTTGTACTAGAATAGGAGGGGTATATGATGGCTTACAGTTATAATAGATAGATAGCAGATAAGCTAACCCATCTGCTACATCTATATTAAAGTCTGTAAGTACTTCTTCAATCTTAGGATTTATTGTCATTTTCAAATTGATTTTTAAGATTAATAAATCGAATATACTCTACTTTACTCTTATCTACATTAGTTAAAGAGCTGTTTAACCATACTTCATCTTGAGTTCCTTCAGCTACCACAATATATAACAAAGCTTCATGTCCCGGTCTAAATCTAATAATTCTACCTACTCTTTGAGTTAAGTTCTTATCATTAGAATCTATCTGTTCTATAATTGCCTTATCTACATTAGGAAGATTATGACCTTCATTTATAGCTTTTACACAAAATAATCTATTAATTTCTTCAGCTTTGAAAGCATCATAAGCTTTAGAAGTACTCTTAGAATGAAAGAAATCAGGGCCAAATGCCTCTGAGTTTGCAATATTTGATGTAAATATGATTGCTCTATCTTCTTTAGGAATTAGATTGTCAAGAATGAATTTAGTAACTTCGTGTTTACTCCTGAGTTTATGAATAAAGTGCATTCTTCTCATGATTGCAAATTTCAATATCATTTTACCTTTTGGAGAAGTCATAACCTTAGCTTTATCAACAGAACTACTAAGATAGTTATACATTGCAGACTCTGTAGTCATAAAAGGAGCTTTTTTAGTTCCTCCTACAACATTCTTATCTGCATTGTTAAGTGGAACTGTAATTACCTTAATTTTATAAGGTGCTACAAATCCTAACCTAACTACATCATCTAAACTCAATTCATACACAATAGGTATATTAAGTTCTTGAAAGATTTTCAACTTAGCTTGGTCTGTAGGTTTAGTAGCAGTTAAAGCAATCACAACATCTATAACATTATTATAAAAAAACTGAGAAGATAACTCTGTCATATTATGAGCTTCATCAAGAATTAATACACCTTGAATGTGTAAGCCTTTAATCTTTGAAGCTGAAGCATAACAAAGTCTTTCAGTATGTTTCCAAATATTATGTGCTTCCCACTTATTAAACTCTTCTTCCCAATTCTCATCTCTTAACTTCTCAGTAGGAACAATAAGTCCTGCATGATAATCATGTTGAGGATTAAAATAATGTTTAGCTAAATCTACTGCCACTTTAGACTTACCAGAACCTGTAGGTAATATTACCATACCTCTACCATTATTACGAATAACAGCTAATTCTGCTTCTTTTTGTACAATACCTCGTACTCTGTTAACAAACTCTTCAAGATAATTATCATCTGTAATAGACAATCTTAACATCTCTACTTGTGGTATAAATTCTCTAATAGACCTACCTTCACTTAATAAGAGTTCTAACTCTTTAAAAATTTCCTTCATGATTGTTTATTTATTAATTTTAATGCTTCTTGTAATGCGATTTCTAAAGCTTCTTCATAAGAGTTATAAACTAAGGATTCTTTACATAAATTTACTCTTTTAACTAAAGTATAATTATATAAATAATTACCTTTAAATACTGCTTTATAATAAGGAAATATGTCAATCTTATGAACTTTTCTTAACCACTTTTGTAAGAAGGATTGAGTTGGTGCAGAATACAATTTAACTTCTTTGATATGATATTTTAGATTTCTTGGTGTTTCATTCCAATTGTGCGCAGGAATACTACTACCAGAGTATCCTCTCTCTGAATCATCCTCTGATTGTTTATCATTATATGTACTATGATAATATAATGTGGGCCAATTGAATCCTTTTTCTTTAGCTAATATAGCTGTTTCTAAAAGTACTTTTTGTTCTTCCATAATTTTCTTCAATTATTAATGAGTGTCAGCATAATTGCTTCCAATATCTATAGATATACCTAAAGGTATATTAAGATTAAGTTGTTGATTCACTTCTTTAATGCTTGTTTGTAAGGCATTACGAATACCTATTGCATTATTATGAAGAAATGGAAAACCAATCTCATCATGATATTGAAGAGCTATTTTGATTCCTTTCTTACGTACTGCTCTTACTTGCATATCAAAGCAGTAAACTCCTGTTCCTTGATTAAGAGTAGAGAATATATCTTTAGTATATCTAAGAGAGTAATAGAAATTAGATACAGGATTATATAACCACATAGATTCAATGTTATTAAATAAAAGTTTATCATATTTTTGCATAGCTGTTAACTGGGCCCCTGTATAATGAACTCCTTCATAAGTATTTTTAAAAAATACTTTAACAAATATATCTGCAGCTACTTGTTTAACAGCTTTATTCCTGTCCCAATATATCTCAAGCATCTTCTTAGATTTTTCTTGAGGCCATTTTGTACCTAAAGACATCTTTTCAAATCCTACACCATATACTGCTGAGAAATTAACAACTTTAGCTTCCCCTCTTGTTTTCCCTATTCTTTTAAATTCTAAGAGTTGTTGTTCTTCAGTAAGATTTTTAAAATACTCTGAGACTCTAGATTCAAATATTTCTATAACTTTAGTATCTCCTTCTTTTTTGGCATCCATCCAAACATAGAAATCAGATTCTTCTTGTGTAATCATTTCTCCTTGAACACCAATATCTAAATGTGGACTAAACCCCGGAGTTCTCATCTCAGTAACATATACAGGGTCATAATAGAACATATAATGTTGCTTAGTAGTATCCTCAAGAGAGTTCATATCACTACCTAAAAATAGAGAGTCTTCATTTGGAGTTATAATAGAACTTCTAATTTCTTTACCATAAGGTTTACCTACTTTAGGTAAGTTAGCAATTGGCTTCTTATGTTTAAATCTAAGGGTATTAGTAAAACCTGCCACTTCAGCTTTCATAAAGTTATTATCATCTGCAGCTTCAATGAAGTTTCCAAAAGTAATCTTTCTATGTTTTAACATAAAGAGACTTTCTAAGTTTTCTAAATAAGGATGTTCTTCATAAAGATTTTTAATTCCTTCACAAATATTACCATCTTTGTCATTAAGTTGAGGAATAGCTCTATTCTCTCTAGTAACAGGATTCCTTTCATATTTAAATATAGTAGGTATCCAACCTAAAGAGAATAACCAAGTTTTTATTTGAGGAATAGAGCCTGAGCTACCTAATTTACTACCATCTACAAGTTTAAGAGGCCCTTCAGTATTAGCATCTAAATTTAGTGAAAATAAAAGCTTCATCCACTTTTCTCCGTAACTAGTAAGTTGTCCATCCTTCTTATACATATTCTTAGGCTTCTTAGCTTCTTTATATGTAGTAATAGGAGGCATTTGTTCATTAAGAAGTCTCATCTTTTCCTCTATTAAAGGAGTAAGAATATCTAACATTCTATGACAATGTTCTCTATCTACTTTAAGTTTGATTTCTTCTTGTTCTGCACCACATTCTAACTTTTCAGTTAAGTAATCCATTATTCTATCAATATCTCCATTATAGATTCTAATAAACATTGAAAGAAATTTTTCAAATACTAGTCTATTTATTTCAACATCGACTTCACAACGTTTTACATATTCTTCAATAGTTAAGTTTTTCCAATCAAGTATTTCTACTTTAGGAATACCAACCCTCTCTCCCCACTCTTCAAGACCATGAACTTTATATTCAGGAAATAAGTACCAAGATAAAGCTAAAGTATCTAACATTCTATTTAAGACTTCATAACCTAATACTTTTAATATAGTAGGTATATCATATCTTTTAATATTATGTCCAATAAGTACATTTTGTTGTTCTAAGAAAGGACCAAACTCATAAGGATTAGTTAATGTACCTCTAGTTCCATCAGACCTATACCAAGATAAGCAATAAATAGTAGTAACCTTATCTAAAAGATTATCTGCTTCTATATCAAATATAGTATAGTCCATAAGTAAATTAAACTAACTCTAGTTTGTTGATAAAAAGTTTATTAAAACTCTTACCCTTCTTCATTGTACCTAGCATTACAAAACCAATTTTAACTTTAGTTACAATGCTAATATCTGAAGCTGCTATTTGTTCAATAATCTTTTGTCTTATCTCAAAATAACCTCTTTGACCATCTTCTGTTTCAAAAGTAACTATACTATGAATGAAATGTTTACCATCAGGTAAATTAATTCTAATAGGTTGTGTTTGTTCTACAATGTAACCTTCTAATGAGGTTAAAGCCATATTCTTTCCCATCTTGTTATTTAACGTTATATAAAATTAGTAATTCTTTAGTTCTTGTTGTTCCGGTATAAAACATTCTTTGTTTTTCCTTTGGCTGAGGATTGAGATTAACACAACCTACATTAAGTATAGTTCTTATATAAGTACTTCCTTGTGATTTATGTACAGTTAAAGCATGATTGTATTTAAATTTAGCAAATCTAATATCAAATCTTCTTCTAGTAGGTTGGTCTAATAACCCTTTTTTACAATGTATTTGAAGTTTAGTAAAGAAATCTTTAAAAGCTTTATCACTATCCTCATGTATTACAAATACTCCTTGCCAAACCATTTCTCCTGTACCAAACTCATCTATCTGTTCTCCATTAAGAATATAACACTTCAGAGCAATATCTTCAGTTATAAAATCCATACCTTTAGCATTTTGAACCGGTTGTGTAAATACTATAGTATCAATATCTAAAGTTTCAATTTTTAATTCCTGATTAATTTTATAGGTATCCCCATAAGGAGCGTCAAAGATAATACTTTCTCCTAATTCTAAACGTCTTGGGAAATTATAAATTTTTTGTCTGACATCAAAATTTACTTTATCAACATCTTCATTAGTATAAGATAGATATTTTAAATCATCTGACCCATTTACTAATGCTAATTCTTCTATAACTTTGTCATAGTTATTAGCATATAAGAAACCGTGACCTGCTTCTGTTAATCTTTGTTTGTAATCCCAAATAGAAGATATATTTCTACTTAAAGGTATGATAGGATTATCAGCACCTTGTCTTACAATTTCTGTAAGTTCAATCTCTGGATAAGGTTTAAAACCAACAAATTTTTTCTCATACTCAGGACAATATATTTCTCCTACTGTAGAAGTATCTTTTCTATGTTGAAAAGTATATTGAAAAGCCTCTTCCATTGTATCAAATAATCTAGGTTTACCCCAAAATACAGGACTCTCTAATTCTCCTACTGGATTAAGTTGTTTATCATCTCCAACAAATATTATCTTAGTTCTACTACCATATTGTTCAAGATACATAAGCATCTCTAAATTAATCATAGAACTCTCATCTATAATTAATGTTTTAGTATTTTGTAATGGAGGATACTTAGGATTAATTTTTGGTTTAAAAATACTATTTCCTGTAGTTTTATCGTACTCATGTCCATAACATAAAACTGATTGAACTGTTTGATATGTAATCATAGATACATCTACTTTTTCACTAAGTATAGCTAATGCCTTATGTGTAGGTGCTGAACAAACAATACTATAATGAGGAATAACTTTTTCTTCCTTTAATCTAATAATTAATTCATTCATAAGAGTTGTTTTACCAACTCCGGCACTACCTTTTATAAGAAGTCTATTGCTTTCTTTTAATATCTCTATTCCTTCTGTACACTTTTCTTCTTGGTGTTCTGTTAGCTTCATATTATTTGACAGTTTTTCTAAAAAATAAAAGAGAGCAAGGAAAAATCCCTACTCTCTTTTGACAATGGTTAGTGTTTAAATACTAATGGTTTGGCCTTGTACAGCTACAGACTTATTATTAAGTTCTGCAATAATTTCAGGACTTGCATAGAAATCAGTAGCATCTTTTGTTCTCAAATCGATGTCTTCTTTAGCAGTATTGCTATAGTAAATACCACGATATTGTGGTTTACCGTTAACATCAAGAACAATTTTGCCGGTAACATCTACTTCTCCAATTTTAGTATCTTTTGGATAACGTACAACTTGAGAATTGGCAATAATGTCTAAGGTTGTTTGGCCTGCATTAATACCTGCTTGTTGTGCATCAGAAATACTTGGTTTGTTAGACAAAACTTTGTAAAGCATTGCTTCAGGAATTGCATTAATTCTTGCAGCTACTTTCTCCACAGTATCAAAAGCTGCAGCAGGAACATCAATCCAAGCAACTCTTGTTTCTTTGGCTTCAAATTTTTGTTCTTCAAAACCAAACTCTTTAGTTTCAAAAGGATTATCTTGAAGACTATTGCGTACAGACTTACTTGGATAGAAACTAACTGTTTCTATAGTCTGTTTTAATTCCGCAGTTAAAGTGCCTTCTTTTTGATAATTACCTGAATAAACTCTACTGATTTCAATAGGTTTTACAGTAACTTCTTTTCTCACATTGCTATTATCAGCAACAGGAGCATTTGTTTGAACATTTTCCATAATAAATAAGGATTAAATAATGATTTAGTAAAAAATTAATAACACCTAAGAAGAGAATAACTTAGTATTAATTTTTCTTTGATTTAGCTTTTCTCTTTTTGTTTAACAATAAGATAGTCTTTTTTATCTCGGGCCCACTATAAATTTCAAGATACGCCACCTGAAGCATAGTAATATATTGTACACATATATTAGTGGACTGCTTAATTCGTACCACACTATCCCAGAACAAATATAAACTATAAGGATTTTAACTACACGGGTATATACTTATAAATTACATCTATGTTGTTTATATACAACATTTAAGATGTTATCTTATTAGTAGTGATTCTCTGAGTGTTGCCAGTCTGTCTATTTTTGATTCTTGTGGAGGCGAGGGGAATCGAACCCCTGTCCTAAATTACTTCAATAATATAATTTTATACAGCTTTTATAACCTTCTAATTGATTTAGTTCCTAATAAGATTATCAATTTGGGAACACATTTCTTTTGATTCTTTATGTTAGAACAACTCCACCATCCAATTTGACATATTGGAAAACAATACCTATTCTTAGGACTAGGCAGCCTCAGCTAATTCTACTTCTCTTGAAACAGAACCAATAACAGTATCACTACCGTTTAAAATGTTATGAACTACAGTCATATTAGCTTGTACTTGGGTATTCTCGTTTTGTTTGTCAATTACTTGATTTCACCTTAGTTATTAACCGTTATCTCTCGGTGCTGAATTATATAATCTACAATAACCAGTCAAAGCCAATCGCCCCCGTTTTAGCAATAATAGTAAGTAAGAGAAAAGGGAAAGCAAACACATCCCTTATCTCCTATCTTACAAACTGTCAATCTATAACCAAAAAGATATTAACAGCATAACAAAATATAATACAACAACAAAAATATTATTTCTTTTCTTCTTCCTCTTCTTTTGGAGCTAATATCATAGCATGAGAGCTAGAATGAAAAGATTGATTGATTTCTTTGTAATATACAATTACATCGTGAGTATGTTCATTAGAACAATGACCACAATTGTATGTAAAAGGACGATTTACGTGTGTGACAATACCTTTAATTTGTCTAAAGTACTTATCTAATCCTTTATTGTGCAATTTGTAATCTTTACCTATGGTATCTTTTGTACCAACAGGTACTAGGTAAGTTACACTACTTCTTTCTTTTTGTAGAACTTTATCTCCTACTTTAAACTCTGTAGTTTGTTCATCTCTTAAAGCATCTTGAAAAATAGCACTAAGAAGTTCTCCAAAACTACTAAAACCTTCTTGATTTTTGTTGCCTGACATAATATAATTATTTATAGTTATTAATTAATTTTTCTAATTGTGGTATTTTTACTTGTTTAAGATATTCAAGTTCTTTTTTTAAAGTATCTAAATCTCTTTGTTTTAACAACTCTAATCCTTGTTTTAATACCTCTTCTGTAAAGAAATTTTCAACAGGAGCTATTTTTAATAAGTTTTGCTTATAATCAGTAGTATTCATAATCTCTTCTACTTCTTTATAATATCTTATTACATCTTCAGATTCATAATACTCTTTAAGAGTTTTAAACCATCCAGTTTTTACCATTTTTCTCCTTATTTCTTCTTCTTTCATTTTAATTTTAATAATAGAAACTACAGAAGAGTACACCTTATTATAGGACTTATAACTCTTCTTGTAGTCTCCTGTTAAATTCCAACCTAACAATTCAACATTATCTTATTCGGTTTCTTTTGGTTAGTTGAGAGTGATAGTTTGATATTATATTTGGTTTAATTTGATATATTACTTAAAAAATAGTTAAGGGGTTTCTAATAAAGAATTACCCCTTAAACTATCTAATGAAAACTACTTAGTAGTCATCATTGGAAAAGGTTCTCGACGAATATCAAGAACTTTTTCTGAAATTACCCTGTGAGAAGAGGTAAAATGTACCTCAACTTCTAATCTTCTAGCTTTAATACTCCTAAGAGTATTTGTTGAAGCTACAAGGATGCCTGTGAAAAATCTAGGTCTAGCCATAAAATGTTGAAAAATATGTTGGTTGAAAATTTGAACTCCGAAATGTAATTTTTAGGGTAATTCTATATGCAACAAGATAAACCTATCACGTAGCACTACAAATTAGTGAGGGTTTTGCGAGGAGGTGTTTAGTAAAGAAAACAATAAAGGTTTTACCCTTTATTGTTTTCTATTTCTAAAGTTGTCTATTATATCTTTAAAAATATAAAAATACAATAACATTGCAATAGGTATTCCTATTACAATAAACAAAGTCATTCTCATTACTTCAAGTTTATAATTGAACTTTGACTTCCTAGAGTAGTTGTAGGTAATACTCCATTCCACTTATTTATTTTATTAAAATCTAAAATAGAAGGTGTAATAGATTCATTAAGCATTTGATTTGCTTTTGCTTGACTCTCTGCAGCCATTAATCTTGCTGAGGCTTCTGCTTTTGCTAAAATTAACTTAGATTCTGCATCTGCTTTAGCTTTTTCAATCTTAGTTTGAGCATTAAGTTTAGCAGATTCATATCTTGCTTTAGCTTCCTCAATAACTGCTTTCTTTTCACTCTCAGCCTTAACTAAGATAGATTTACCTTCATTTTCAGCATCTTTATAATCTTGTTCTCGACCAAAATCCCAACAAGATGTCATTGAAAATACTAGTACTAATAATAAAATAATCTTTTTCATTCTACTTAATTTTTGTTTATTTGCCTACTCTATTCAGTTTTCAGCTTCCCTGTTTATCTTCTTCTTTGATTAAAATCCTTTCTTACTGTATTAGGTTTCATCTTCATCTTAGAAGTATAATTTTTACCTTTAGGTTTAGCTATCTTTTTAGGTATAGTTATTGGCTTCTTATTAGGCTTAATAACCATTATACCTCTACTACGAGGAGCAATGTTTTTTATTCCTATATCCATACTAGCTAATGCAAGACCTATTTGAAGTAATATTTGCTTAGAATTACTCATTGTTTCTTTTCTTTTGTTGTTGTCTTCTATATCTTTGATTAGCTAGTACTCTTTCTTTATTTGCAGCATAATATGCAGCATTATAATCAGATTGACAAGAGGTACACATAGTAATTCTTTTAATAATAGACCTATCACTTGTTTCATTAAACTCTGTGATAAGTTTATCTTTATGACATTTACTACACGTCTGGGTCATTTCTTCTACTATCATATTCTAATATTAATTCTAGAATAAAAACAAGTATTACTATTACTATAGTAAGAGGTAATGCTAAAATAGCACATATAATAGTTAATATAGTATTTCCTGTATCACTAGTTCCGGGGTCTCCCATCATTAATGTCCATAAAACAAATACTAATATACTAAATACAAACCATAATAGTATGTTATCTAATAAAAAATTTAATATTTCCATAATTATTCTTCTTTAAGAATGTATTTCTTTATCCAATTTAATCCTTGTTGTTGCCATTTATTCTTATATCTAATAAGAACTTTATTGGCTTTAGGATAGTAATCTACAATACCATATACAGTATCAGTTTTAATTTCAAACTTACCTTGTATAGTATGTTCAGTAATAGATATTACATTTGAAGAAGCTATTAGTTTATCATACCAATCTCCAAATACTTCTACATTCTGTTGTCTTTTCATCTTTCTAACTTTACCTAAGTAAGCTAAATCATTCTCTTCCTGTTGAGCTTCTTGATGTAATTTTTCTGATTCTTTCATCTTCTCTTTTTTAATGGTACAAATTTACTACCTTCTCTAAAAGGTTTCTTATTAGGATTCACTTTAGGTAAATCTTCTAATAAAGGTTCTAATTCTTTATAAGCTAATAACTGTCCTTTATAAGGAATAGGAATATCTCTAGTTATAAATAAATCTTCTTCAATAGTTTTAGGGTCAATAATGATTATTTCACAGTCTGGTAATTGTGCCATTACTCTATGTACAAAAGTAGCATCTATTCCAATACCAACTATACCTATCTTTTTCATAATATTTAAATTTCTTCAAATATATGCCAAACAAAAGTATTCATTTGTGTTGTCCCAAGATATTTTAATACTTTATTTGGCATAGAATTACCTGTACCTATAATATGTATAGTTCTTTCTTGTTCAGTATCTAACTGAGGATTTACCATTGCCCAAAGAAACAACTCTCTATCTCTAAAAGTATTAATAATTTGAGATTGAACAGATAATATCTCTGCATTAGCCGGTAATTTTATTGTTTGTACATCTTGTATTACAAGAGGATACTTATAAATTATTTTTGCCATTTTTTGATTTTTTTATAAAATTTAACATTTTTACCCCCGTAGGTTTAAAAATAAAAGTGTATCTTTGCTACGCAGGGTAACAAAGTTCCCTGTTGAAATCACAGAATACTGAAGAGATAAATCTCTTCTTTGGTGCTACCTTTCTTGGAGCTTTTGATACTAAAACCTTTCATTTTTATATTTGCAATTAGAAGAAAAGACCTTATAACTTATGTTGTAAGGTCTTTTTAATTCTATCTATAATGAAATGTTTTATTAGGAAAATAAGAGACTCTTAGTACTAAAGAATCTATATGTCCAAGTTCTTTGTAGTAGTCTGATAGTGTTTGAAGATTAAATTCTTCTAACTTTGGACCATATTGTTCACTTTCTTCAAGCATAGTATCCCAATGTTGTGTTTCTTTCAATTGTGAAAGTATTACACTATCAGGACCTACTAATACATCAAGAATTTCTGCATCTGTAGTATATATTACTAATGTGTTAACTTTGATTAATCCCATATTATTACTCTTTAGTAAATTCTATAAACTCTTCAAATGTATTAAATACATGAACTTCTCTATTTTTTACAGCTTCTTTTACGGATTGAGCAAAAGTACTATGAACATAAGTAGGATTAGATTGATTAGGATAACCTAATCTAATAAATCCATATTTGTTAGTATCTAATTTAGATAATATACACCATTGAAATACATTCCTTCTTGTACTAGAGCGAGACAAATAAACAATGATAGTTTTATCATTTCTATTATTTACTACTTCGTCAACACTTATTTCTTTTTCGTGGGTATTTACGATTTTCATCTTATTTATTTGTATTATATTAATAAAAACTACTTGTAACTTAGCCATACATAGCTCTTTAAAAATGTTATATAAAGATTAAGCTTTATATAACCAAGCAATATGCCCATCTGCTAATAATACACAATAGAACCGGAGCCTTTGGTCCATATTGTTGAATGTATTATATGGTTTATTCCCCTGCATATCTAAAAGGGTAGTTATAAGTAGTATATTATAAGGATTACAATGGTACGCATACTACCTGAAGAGTAATGAACTCAATATAGTCAGATTTATGTAATCCTTAATTCTTACTCTTCTTTAAAAGATAATTTTTTAGTGAAGGTCACTTTAGCTACATCTTCTTCAACTAATTTTCCTCCTTTAATGAAGTACTGATTGATAAGAGTGTTAACTAATCTAGCTCCAAGAGTATTCATTTCATATTGTCTTTGAATATGACCTTTTAACTCTAATACAGCTTTCTCTTCATCTACATCTTCAAATAGTTCTAAGAATGTTCTCAATAAAGAAGATTCTTCTAATATTTGATGTAGATTTTCCATTGACAATTTCTTAGTAGCATAGATTAAACCTACTCTACCTAAGAACTCTGTCTTAAGACCAATAGTTCTCAATCTATCAAGACTAAGATTTTCTTCTCCATTAAATGCTCCGGCAAATGCAAAGATAACTTTACTCATTTGTATTGGAACATATTTACCATAATCTCCAAATACTGAAGCAGTACCACCTTCTAATACTTTAAGAAATTCATTTTGAACTCCTGTTGTAGTTTCGTGTGCTGCAGAATCATTTGAATTACCACTAATAAATAGTTTATCAAACTCATCTACAAATACTACTGTAAGCTTATTACCTAATTGTAGCATTGGAGATAAAGCTTTGGATAATGAATTACCTGATGTTCCTTCTTTAGTCAAAGCTGCTGCATTGATTTCAATGAAACCTAATTCATAATGTTCTGCTAAGGATTTTACAGTAAAAGATTTACTGTTACCACTCTCTCCTGTTAATATGAAATGTGGCTTAATTGCTCCATCAGAAGCTTGAAAAATCTTAAAGATATTTCCTAAGTCTTTTACTAGACCTTCTTGTCCAATAATTTTTAATGCTTGTTTTTCTGTGTTCATGGTTATTGTTGTTTGTTATTATAAATTATATCTGAATCTAACTTTTCCATTAATTTGATATGCAGGGTCTCCTCCTGTATATTTAAAATCTTCTCTCCAATCTAATGTAGAGCCTATACCAATAGAGAATCTATCAGTTATTCTCTTATCAATACCTAGTTCCCATCCAAATAAAGGATAATCTTCTGAACCTCTCCAATTATGTCCTAAACGAATACCTCCATATAATCTCCAATTTTCTTCATATCCTTGTATTAGAGTTAATCCTAATCCAACAGCAGTATCTATATAACCTCCTTCTAATGCAGGAAATATTTGTACTGAAGGTTTAATATATAGAAAATAGCATACATATTCAAATTCAAAAGTTAAATTGGGAGATTTTTCTTTATAAGAAGCATAGGGGTCTACACTAATAGATATATTTGAATACTCTTTATCTCCAAATCTTATTTGCTGTGCTTTAACTATTGTAGTTAATAGCAACATAATTAATATTAAATTTTTCATCTTTAAGTTATTTAAATTGTTGTTATTAGCACCCTTTTTTATTATTAATTAAAACAACAACCTATCAAGATAAGTTTTAGAATAATAATAAAAGTTAGGGTCACATAGCTAAATTGACTTATGATGCCAAATTGGTCTCACTCTGCCTATAACTACTTGCTGAGAAATGTATTTCTACACCCATATCCTCACGGGTAATGGCTCATTTGTGTTGTTGAAAGAAGTCTTCTCTAAAAGAATGTCTTAATCACTTTCTTGTATCCTATTCCTTTCTCAAGGGAATAACACATCTAGGATTACTCCGTGATAGTAAGAGTACCTGCTCGGTTCTCACTGTTTAAAGATTGCGTATACATAGCAGTCCGAATCTTCACATCCTGTCAGTTCAGGATTAGTATCTTTATGTAAACACCCAAGTTGTTCGTACTTCTAATAATGGGTATTGCTACAGTCTAGTTTACATAGGTATTCAATGTTTAACCTTTTATTTTCAATATTTGCTTCTAAAATAAGTAGTAGCTAGCCATCTATATATGTCATAGTTGCGCAGACTAGCTACTTCTTTTAAACTCCCAAATGATATGCTATCTTATTTACAATGATAGATAACTATTCGGTTATCTTTGTTGTAATTGCATTTTATCTACGAGTTTTTATACTAAATCTAAATAACAAAGCCTAACGTATCATAGCCTAAGAACCTTTGGAGTTCTTAATAGCCTCTCTACAGAAGTTAGTCGTCATACACTAAAAGAGATTAAGTGTTGTTTAGAAATAATATAGTTTGTCTATTTAAGTAAGACACATTCTAACTAATTAAGAATTTCATTTAAGAGATGGTCAAGCACCTCAGCCCTTTTCTTAGGTTTAATGTTACTACATTGGTTATACCTATGTTATTGTGAAAATATGAGAGTCATTTTTATCTCACTACCCATCTTATCACTTCATCGTGATTTATGGTATATTAATAGATGCAAGATACATATCTATCTACAGTAATGATGCATCATAACTGTAGCCTTGCTCTGTTGAAGTATCTATATCCAAGCAGAGTATTTGCACATCTATAACTAACGTGTAGACTGATTACTACGACATTTCCGTTAGTATTATTTAAAAATCACTTGTCCATATCTAGTGGAAGACTCTTACTACATAACTGTAGGCACGTGAGCATCTCTTTACATATTAAACACAACTGCTAGTACAGTTTATAACATTACGTTGTTCTTACATCGAAGAGTGTCTTCTCTATATTATTGTTTATCTTCAAGCAAGTGATTTATATTATTAAAAACTTCTAATAGCTCTATACTGTTAGTCTATCACTTCGCAATTCCACGTTGAACTTAATCACCGTTGTGTTAGCTATGATTTCAGGGCTGGAATGTGACACCTGTATTAGAAGTTTAAATATTATAATTGATGTTGTAATTTAATAAACTCAGTAGTTAATTTCTTATCTGTTATGAGTTTCTCTTGTTCAGTTTGAACCATCAGTTTATAATCATTAATTATCTCATCTTGTCTATTGATGATTTGCTGATTATCTGATAACAACTCTTCTTGCATCTTAAGTAAAGATATTTGTAGCTGTTTCTGTTGTGTAAGAAGTCTCTTTTGTTCTTCAAGATTAGCTATCATTTGATTAGCCATAATAAAGTTTTCTTCAAGAGTATGTACTCTATTGATATAGAAAGTTATCTTTTTATCTACTTCTATTATATAGTATAAACCTATTAATAAACAAAAGATTCCTACTACCATTGCAATAATTCTGGAATCTAGTATAAAAACTATAGATAACATTATAAATAATGTACCTATATAAAGTTTGTTTGATGTCTTCATCTTTGTTGTTGTTTTGGTTATTATTTATTTAGTTTATGATTAAGATATAATGCTATAATAGTAGCAATTATCCAAATCATTATTAGAATGTAATCTAAACATTCTGCTTTATACCATAGACTAACAAACAATAGTATTATTACTGTTGTTAGTCCTATAGTATTAAAAATGATTTTTGAATTTCTCATTTTATTGCTTTAGTTTTTAGCTTTATAGTTGCTATTCTTTTTTCTGTAAATATGTCAGTAACTACTACATCTTGTTTAGATACAATATCTTTTAATATATCTAATAGTTTATAGTAATTATCTGTAGCTATTCTTTCTCTAAATTTAGCTCCGGGTTTATATTTAAGCTTAGGATTAAATTCAGAATGTATCCAATTTTTAATTAGACTGTATTGTACTGTAATTACATCAGTAATTAAATCGTGCTTAAATGAAGATTCTATTGCATAATTATCTTTATTAGGCCCAATATTAGATACGATATATTCAGTATGATATGCTGTTGTATATTTTGGCTCTGTCATAATATTATGTTATAAAGAATAACAATGACCAAAAGAAACATACTATAATTATAAAAATAGGTGTAACATACCACTCTTGAGTAGATGCCCATTTTCTAGCTTCTTTACCTGTCTTTAACTCATTATGTATTCTTATGTATAATACAATAGAAAATAATAATGAGATAAAGAAAAGTATTGTTTGTGATAAACTATGCATTTTTAACGTGCATTAGCATATCCCTCACTTGTAAGAGGAGTTTCAACAGTTGGCTGATACATAGTTAACAAGTTAACTGTAGTATGGAAATCAATCTCTTCTTGAAGCATTGTTACGTATTTTTCAACAGTATCAATGTCATTATCTTGTAACTTTACTCTCATATCTCTTTTAATAGATTGAAGAGTAGATGTGTCTAACATAGCAGCTAATCTTTGTATCACACTAAGTGGTACAATAGCTGCTTGACTTGTTGATTGAGGTGTGAAGTCTAATACTTCTTTACCATTTACTTGTACAGTTGGAACTGTGTTTTGATTTGTGTTCATCTTGTTGTTATTTAAGGTTATATTTTAAATGTTTAAAAATAACTACTCTCCTGATATATTGAGCTTGTCTTATCCACCTATTATCTAAGTGATTAATCAGGAATAGTAGTTATTATTTGGTTAGCTTACTAGGCTTTATTTGGGTCTAATATCTCAAAGTAATAAGAGAAAGCCACTTAGGTAATGTACATAATAACACAGTCAACTTGTTTATCTATTTATGTGTCAGAAATATATACTTGCATTATGCAAGATTTAATAAAAAGCTATTAATAATAATGTTGGGTATTTTGTTGTTTTGGAGAATGGGTAGAATGGATGGGTAATGTGTTAATAGCACTCTCACTATCAACTAATCCCTCACAAGTATATTGAATTAACTAAAACAATACACTATTCCATCCTACCTATCTCACAGAAATAAACAACAACATAAATAATGAGCTAGTATCCTATGGTTCAGATGTTTTAACATAATCAGAATCATATAATACTCGTAATTAGTAAGGGTTTTGAGAGGAGGCCCTTCCATTTTTTAAACATTTTATACCTATATATATAGGTATAATTTATAGACTAGACACCACCAACTATTGAGAATAAAAAAAAAAGAGAAGAGATTGCTCTCCTCTCTTATAGTCATTGGTAATATTTCAACCAGAATAAATACATCCCGTATTTAAACATACTGTCTGAAGCTCTATTTCACCATACAGTACCAAAGTGTAAGGGAGCGACCCTTATTCTAATGACTAGTAATCAGTAAGGGTTTTGAGTTGATATATGTTAATAAAAATACACAATGCTAGGTTTCCCTAACATTGTGTATTTATTCCTACTATAGTTCAACTTCAGCAGGTTGTACAGCAACTATTCTGTACGCTGTGTAGTCTTGTCCAGACTCGCCTCCTGTACGAGTTTCAGGAGCTTGTAGCACCAAATGGTTAGCTTTCACGTCGTTATTCTGAATAGCAGCTACGAGGTCTTTGGCAATAGATACAGCGATACGCTTATCATCATTCCAAAATCTCATCCAATCTGTTGCTAATCCATCTTTAGTAGTTGCAGGGTTCAATCCCAATTTTTGTCCCGGAACTAAGATTCCTTTTTCAACTAATACGGCTTTCATTGCAATTATATTCATAATCTATTGAGTGTTCCAATTAAGCAGCACACAAGCATTGGTTATATTTATACTAATAATCAGTGTGGGTTTTGAGTGGATATGTAGGTAATAAGAAGAAGAGCACAAGGCTCTATCGTCTTATTGCGTATCCTGCATTAGCACCTGTTTCAGCTAACTGTTTAGTTAACCATTGAAAGAATCGAGTAATTGTTTTCATCTGTTGAGTATTAAGATTATTGTTTATGTTGTAATAATAGAATAGTTTTGTCCTATTGGCCACCTGAGACACATCCGAGAATCAGTTACTGCGTGGTTATTCTATTACTATGAATCAGTAAGGGTTTTGTATTAGCGTATTAGATGATATGTATATACTATAACATACATATACATACATACATACACATAGCAAGCACAAGATAACAACAGATGAACTTAGCTTGCATCCTCATCTGCCTACAGATGATAGTAGAACTCGTATGCTAAGGCACTTTCAGTTCAGACACAAGCTAAGTTTAACTATAATATATTCTCCCGGAAAATAATTCATTCCTGACTGATGCCGGGGGGACTTGTAATCACTAATAATCAGTGGGGGTCTTGTCGCAAGGACTATCACACTCTCAATACTTTTAATAAATTTTAAGGCCCTAAAAAATTTTACCAAAAAAAATTTTTCACATACTCTATTTATACGTTTCCAAAATATTTGTAAAATAATTTACTTACCCTACACTATTATTGAAATGTTTTATTATCTTTACCAAAATATTTGTAAACAACTTAAATTATAGAAACTATGGCACTAAACACATTCTACAAGATTGAAGACTTAGAAGGTCACAAAGAAGACTCTTATTGGAAATCAGAGGGATTCTTAGAAGAAATTGGTACTAATAAAAAAGCCTTTGAAGAAAGGTATAGATTAAATCAAAGCAGAGGTAAGGAAGAGGATGATGATAGAGTTCCTCTTAAAGGACTTATCTTTAATAATAGATGGAGAGTTAGTATTATTATCATACAAGGTATGAAGTTTAAGACTTGTAATTGTCCAGAATCTTGATAATTTATTAGGATATGATGTTCAAATTTTGTATCTTTAATATCAGATAAGGCCCAAATATAGAACCCTAGAGATTTATTTTTCTAGGGTTTTTATTTTTTATAAATTTTCTGTACTTATATAAAATTTTTATTTATCTTTGCTTCATATTAATCTGAACAATATTAATTATGTCTATAGAAGCTCAAGTTTTACAGTTGAAAATGAAGACACCTATCTATCCTTTCTATAGAAAAGAGGTAGTTAAGGTAGATGAGAATCATTCCAAATACATATTAGAGACTTTAATTAGAATAGAAAGAGAAGGTCTATATTATCTAATTCGTAATAAGATGGAATATATTATAGAAAACTCTACATTAAATTTAAATATAGAAAAAGTTTTTCAGTTGTTTCATAAACAAGTATATGAACAATATATCTTATATATAGTGGATGTTAATTTAGTAGATAACGAAGATAATCTTATTAATGTAACAGATACAGACCAAAGAAGTGAAGAAGAGAGATTAAAACAAACTTTAATATTTTAATTATGGCAACTGAGAAAATAAATGGTACTAAAGTTCCTGATTGGATACTTAATATGTGGGTAATAGAAGATAGAGAGATAGCTAGAGGTATGGCTGCTATGGAAAAAGACATAGAAAGTGGACTATTTCCTAGTTTTGATAAAGGATTACCTAAAGGAGATTTTGGAACTATAATGGTATTTGGTACAGGAGGAGATAGTAATGATAATAGTTATGAAAAAATGTTTAATAATCCTCAAGGATATAATCTAATAGAAGAATAATTATGTTACATAGAAACACAGAACCCTTTCCAATTTATGATAGTATCTTATTAGATATTATTATCTCAGATAATCACGAAGAAATAAGTGCAGTATTAGAACCTGAAGATAGAGATGATACATATTATGCTTGTGTAAGTAGAACTTATTTTAAGAAAGATAAAGATAGTACACCTATTAAAGCAGTTACAGTAATACTAATGACTGAATTTAGTAAAGATACTAGGATTACTTCTGATATTATTGTACACGAAGCAGTACATATTAAAAATAAAGTTTATATGACTTTAGGTATTAAGAATGATAGAAATAATGATGAGCCAGAGGCTTATTTTGTGGAATGGATATTTAAGAAACTATCTCAAGAGTTTGAGATATATAACAAATTAAAAGAGGATGGAAAAAGTAATACAACAAGCGATTAATAATCTTTCTAATGAAGAGTATTATATGAAACATTTGGAGATTATATCTCCTTTCTTACCAGCACATTTAACACCTAAAGAGATTGAAGTATTAGGTTGGTTTATGTCTTTTGAGGAAACTACTTTACTTAAAAGATTTGATACTTTATATAGAGGAGTAGTGAGAAAAGAACTGAAACTCTCTCATAGTGGCTTATCAGGCCATCTTTCTATTCTTAAGAGTAAGGGGGCTATTAAAGAAGACTTAGCAGAAAACCTAAGTATCAATGAACATTTATTTCCTAATGATGGGGAACAATTATATCAATTTAAAATCAAAAGAAAAGATGGCTAAGAATTTTAGAAAAGAGTTACCAGTAGCAATAGTTAATAGAGTACTGTGTATGCAAGCTATTAAAGAGATAGGTGCAGAAAAGATACATGCATTAGGAGAGAAGTATTTTCCTTTTTTATTAATCTATGAAGATGATAGTATGGATATTGATTGGGAGTTTGCTTTATTTGAAGCTACAGAATTTCAATTGTCTTCTTTAATTGATAACTTTCAAGCTAAACCTATTGAACAAAGAGCACAAGATACTGTTAACGCAGTATTGGAAGAAAGAAATAAAAAAGTTTCTCTCTTTACTGATACAGATGTAGAAGCTGCTAAACAATTTGCACAACAAGAAGAGGCTATCTTAAAGATTGTAAAAGATGAGGAAAGATAATCAGCAAATGATTGATGAATACTATCATAGTATTAAGAATAAGTTTCCCAGTTTAACAAGAGAAGAGTGTGCTAAATGTTGTATGGCTCCTTTTGAATATGCTAAACAAGAAATGGAAAGTGGAGAACTTCCTACTATAAGATTTAAATACTTAGGTACTTTAGTTCCTTACCCAAAAAGAGTTATAGGTTTATATGAAGAACTTAAGAAACAGTTTGCAGAACTTAAGATAGATAGCAAAACTTATTTTAGTAAAAAAGCAATGTATGAAAAGTACATTGAGAAACACAAAGATATATTATGAGTGGTAGTGCAGAAGATATTAAAATGTTTTATAGTCCAGAAGGATTAAAACAATTTGAAAAAGCTATGACAGACTTTGGTAAAGATTTTCATAAAGATGTATGGTTTAATAAAGATAAAGCCATTTTTAAAAATCTTAATGGTACTGTTTATACAGGAGAAGAAGCTCCAGAAGGAATGGCAGCTTTAGAGATTGAAGGTAAAATATATTGGACTGAAGTAAAAGAGATTCAGGCCCTTCAAGATTTTCTAAACTTAAGAGTACGTCAAGCTGAGAGAAGAGATGCTAAATTTGCACAAGCTAACAAAGGTATTAAGAAAGTAAGAAACAAAATGCTTCATAAAATACCAGCTAAAAAGAAAAGAAGATGAGTACAAAACAATATGTTAGAGATGGAGATTGGTTTAGATGGTACACAGAGGAATTTGGTTGTATTTCAGAACAGCATAATCAACTTTTTGATGGTAAAAGAGAAATTAATCCTGAATGGGAAGTCTTGGAAGAAAATATAGGGAGGGTGTATGTTGTAAAACCTGAAAAAATTAAAGAAAAAGATGAGAACTAAAATAAAAATAAGTGATATATTTGCATATATCATAGGAAATTACCGGTATTGGTGTTACAATAATTTCAAACCTTTATTAAGGCTACATATTATAGAGCAATACGAATGGAGATTGTCTGTAATGAATAAGGAGTGTTATAGCTCTGGAAGTTGTATAGAATGTGGATGTGATACTCCGGCTTTACAGATGGCAAACAAAGCTTGTAAAGGAGGATGTTATTTTGAAATGTATGATAAAAAGAAATGGGAAGCTTTTAAAATAACTATTGTAGAAAGAGAAAAAATTAAAGATTATGTTCCTCCTACACTTATGCATCCTATTGGATTACCTACAGATTGCTATGTAATAGGATATGACCCTTATAAAGAAGAGAAAGAAAATCAAGGACCTATTATAGTAAGAGGTTATCATAGTAGAGACCCTAGAGTACAAGGAATGACAGGAATACATGAATATTTAGTAAGACAAGAAGAGAAACTTAAAAACAAAGAATAAGATGAGTCATTTTGTAAAACAAATTGTAAATTTTGGAACTGTAAATAAAAACAGTAGTAAAGAAATAGTATTTAAAGCTTTACCTACTATACCTACTATAATAGATTTAATTGCATCTTGTGGTTGTCTTAAGATGAAGTGGTATCCTGAAACTAGAGAGATTAAAGTTATCTATAAAGCAGGAGAAATACCTAAACAAGTGATAGGTAATCAAAGTGTAAGAAAAACAGTTACTGTTGTTTATAAAGATAGAACATCAGAAGTTCTTGAACTTGTAGGAGTTAAACTTAGATAAGATGGAAGAAGGAAAAAGAAAACTTAGAATCGATGAGAAACTTCTATTACAGAATATAGATTTAACTAAGTTTGATTTATATGATTGTGAGAAAGATGGGTTATTTTCTTTAGTGAAAACAAATAATAACATACAATGTCCTTGGTGTGAATCTACAGAAGTATCTAAAGTAGATGATGCTAAGAAGGCACAGGATAAATTAAAAGAACAAGAAGATGGGAAAAACATCAATTAATGATTACTTAAGATTAGCTAAAGCTAATACAACTGTAGAAAGAGAATTTGAACAGTTTAAAAAGAATGTCTTTCTTCATACTTTAAAGTGGGAAGGAGTTAAGAACATTAGTAATGGAGGACATTTACATAATGTGTCTGGAGATGGAGGAGGCTATACTCTTTGGGGTATTGCTTATAATAAACATAGAGATTTATTTAATAGCTTTGATGATTTCAAAGATACTACCTATGAAGAAGCTGCAGCTATAGCCTATATTAAATACTATAGAGCTATTGGTGCATTCATATTACCTGAATCTGCAAGACTGATGTATTTTGATATTGCTTATAATATGGGTAATGTTAGAGCAGTAAAGATTATGCAGAGTTGTGCAGGAGTTAAACCTGATGGATTAATAGGGCCAGTTACCAGAGAGAGAATGCTTCATATAACTGAAGAGTGTTTATATACTAAAAGAAATTCAACTTATAATCAATTAGTAAGAGTTAATAGAAGATTAGGTAAGTTTTTAAAAGGTTGGTTAAATAGAAGCTTATCAATTTTTAAATCTTAAGAATATATGAAAAGTTTAAACTTAAAAGATGCAACTATAAAAGATGTAGAAAACTTTCTACTAGAAGCTACATTACATACTACTAATATTACTTGTGAAGTAGGAGAATTTGGTATGTTAATGTTTCATAAATTAGTAACAGAATGGAGAGAAAAAATAGGTTTTGAAACAAGAAATGAACTTTATGATAAAGTTTTAAATCCTATAGAAGGACAATTTATAAAATATATGTTGGCAAATGGGAGAGTATTACTTCTTTTACATAATCTAGAATTAGATTTAAAAGAAGGACAAGAAATAGATGATATTACTGGATTTCCTGTTAGGTCAAATATATTATATTTAAAAGAAAAATAATATGAACAAAGAAGATTATATTTCAACATTAGAATGTCCTAATATATTACCCGGAAGAGGTGTAGGTAATACAATTAGACAAGCAGATTTTGCAATACAAAAATTATTTGAAGGAAAAGTAGTTTTTGTAGAAGACCATTGTTATCGTGATGTAAGACATTTACAAGGTAGTCAAAGTACAAAGAAACATTCAAGACATTTATTAGACATTATACTTAATAGACTTAAGAGTGAACATAGAATACAATCAAGAGAGGTATTTCGTGATGCAGGAGATATTTATATGTTAGTACCTAATGTAAGAATAGAAGAACCTATATACTATGTAAATAAAGAAAAATTATGAGTTGGATATTCACTATAGAAAATAGAATAGTTAAACCTCAATTAGAGACTTTACTAATACATCCTTTTAAAGATATATGGGAGAGAGACCATAGTGAAGGAAAGAATCAAGCTATGCTTGAGTTTGCTTATATTGAATTTATGGTATCTGTTAAGAAGAGTAATCCTTATGTAGGATATTCTCCTGAAGAAAGACAAGCTAGAGTAGATAAAGATATTATGGGAGGTAATTATACTCCTGATGAACTTGTAGAGAAAGGTATGGAATGGTTAATGGAACATCAATATACTGCATCAGCTAGTTTAAGATATTATCAATCTGCAGTAAAAGCTGCAGGTAAACTACAACACTTCTTTGATACCTTTGATATGACTGCTGTTAATCCTAAGTCAGGTGCACCTCAATATGCACCTAAAATGATTACTTCTGCTTTAGCAGATACAGAGATAGTACTACAAAAATTAGATGCTATTAAAGAAAAAGTTATTAATGAGATATTTGAGTCTGTTAAAACTAAGGCAGATAAAAAGATTTCTTTGTTTGCTAATCCTGATTCCTTATAATTTCTTAGACTATGAGTCAACAAAATGCAGTCAGAAATACTGAAGGTATTTGGATTAATACCCAATTACTAAGAGAAGAAGCTTTAACTTTTCAAAGATATGGATACTATTGTCCAGACCCTGAAGGAAGTCCTGACTGGTATAATTATTGGCAGGAACAAAGAAGAAGATGTAAATTTGGTTATACTGTAGGAGGAGTAAGGATAACAGGAGACCATTATTTTTATCTTAACTTTTGTCCTATTCTTAAAGTAGAAGAAGATATTACAGGAGACCCTGCTACTAGAAGAAAAAGCAGACAAGTTAAGAAAGGCAGTAAGAAAGTAGATTTTCCTGATTTTTGGGATGGAGATTATAATTACTATTGGGCAAGAGAGATTGCTAGAAATGGTGTTATAGATTCAGGTTTAATTAGTACAGAAGAAGCAGAGAAGATATATCACTTTGAAGATGCAGAACAATTACTTAAAGCACAAGCTCTATTTGAAAGCTTACATTTAGATATTAGAATAGAACCTGACTATCTATTTGGAGGTTATAATATGATTGTAGGTAAGTCTAGACAAAGAGGTTACTCTTTTAAGAATGCCTCTGTTGGAGTAAACAACTATCTTACTAGACCTGATTTAGCAACTATCTTTGGTGCAGAAGATAAAAAATATCTTTATCCTAAAGGTATTTTTACAATGGCCTTTAACTACATTAACTTTATAGCAGAACATACTCCTTGGAATCATCCTAGAGATGTTGTTGACCAAGCTTCTAAAGGACATATTAAAGCATCTTATTGGGAAAGAAAAGATGGAGTATTAATTGAAAAGGGTTTTAAATCTGAAATTATATCTTTAACATTTTCTGATAATCCTGATGCTGCAAGGGGTAAAAATGCTCATGATTTAGTATTTGAAGAATCAGGTTCTTTTGGTGGTCCCGGATTATTAAAAGATTCCTATAAAGCTTCTGAGGATTGTGTTATGTCAGGAGAGGTTAAAACCGGTATGATTACAATCTTTGGTACATCTGGAGATATGGAAGGTGGTACTGCAGATTATGCAGATATGCACTCTAGACCTTTAGCTTTTGGTTTACTTCCTTTTCAAAATGTATGGGATGAGGATAGTGAAGATAGAAAATGTGGTTTCTTTCATCCTGTTAACTGGAACATGCAAGGTTACTATGATACTAATGGTAACTCAGATAAAGAAGGAGCTAAACAAGCAGAATTAGCCATTAGAGCATTAAGGATTAAAAATGGTGCATCTTCTACTGATATACAAGCAAGGGGGCAAGAGAAACCATTAGGACCTTTTGAAGCATTTGGTACAGTATCTAATAATAACTTTCCTATATTAGAACTTAAAAGACAACTAGAAATTGTTCTTAATAATAATCTACACCTTAAAAAAGGTACTCCTGTTAATCTATATTATGACCACTCTATAGATAAAGTTTGTGCTGACCCCATATTAGATGGTACAGCTTCTCCTATATATAGAATGAAACCTGAGACAACTTCTTTAAAAGGTTGTCCTATTATATATGAATATCCTATAGATAGTCCAATATTTAAAGGACCTTATAAAATAGGTTATGACCCTTATAGACAAGATAGAGGTAGTTCCTTATCTGCTATATACGTATATAAGAGTGTTGTATTTGGGCAGTACACTAAGAATATTATTGTAGCTGAGTATGTAGGCAGACCCGGAGAAGCAGATGATGTAAACTATATAGCTTATTTATTTGCTAAGTTATATAATACTGAAGTGATGCATGAAAATGAGGTAACTCATGTTAAGGATTACTTTAGAAGAAGAAAACTATTTAAATGGTTAGCACATCAACCTGACCAAGTAATTAGTAAGAATGTTAAGGCTAGTAAAGTTGCTAGAATTTGGGGTTGTCACATGGTAGACCAGCTTAAAGATGCAGGAGAAAAGTATATTAAGAGTTGGTTAGAAGAAGTACATGATACTGATGAAAATGGTAGTCAAGTAAGAACTATTGATAGAATATATTCTCCCGGACTATTAGAAGAGTTAATTGCTTATAATAGAAAAGGTAACTTTGATAGGGTTATGGCCTTAATGCAAGTTATGTTTCAACAACAAGAAGAAATATTAGGTAAAGTACACGGAGAAGAAAAAGAAGGTAAAGTTTCAAAAGTAGAACAATTAAAAGCTATGAAAGCTGATATGTATAAAAAGTCTATGAGTACTAGAAATTTATCTCAAAGATTCGGATAATTTTATTATTTTTGCAATACCACATTCTAAATACTTATTAAAATGAACACTCAAACAGATAAATATTCAGCTTTCGATAATGAAAGATTGACTAGGAAACAGAAAGAAGCTAACAATTTCAAGTGGTACAGAGAAAAAGCTGATTCCTATGACAACACTTCAAGTAGTGAGGCCATTGGGTATGGAGATATTTCAGAAGAAAAAAGAATGCAAGTTTCTTATGATTTATTCAATAATATTTTAGACCTTAGTGAATTAGAATATGTATGTAAACCTTTTGGGGCAGAGCAAGGAGAACTTCCAGCTACTATGTCTAATAAGGATATTAGTTCTAATAGAATTAAATCTGTTGTAGGTAAAGAATTAAATATACCTTTTAAACCTATTATACTTGCTGTTAACTCAGAGGCAACTACAAGAAAAGAAACAGCAGAGACTGAGAAAATAAAAGAGTATGTTGTATCTCAAATAATGAGACCTATACAACAGCAAATTGAGTTAAAGTATCAAGAAGAGTTAAAAGGTAAATTAACTCCACAAGAAAGACAGCAAATAGAGGCTCAAATAGAACAAGAGACTCAAGCAATGACTCCTGTTGATGTAAAAAAATACATGAAGAGAAAGCATCAAGACCCTGCTGAAGTACAAGGACAACAAATTTTAAATTACTTAACAAGAGAGCAAAGTACTAAAAGAAAATTTAATAATGGTTTTAAACATGCTGCTTTAAGTGCTTATGAAGTATATTTTGTAGGATTGATTAATAATAAGCCTACACTTAAGGTTATAAACCCTATGAGATATAGATATGGTAAAAATCCTAATCTTGAGTTTTTAGAAGATGCTGAATGGTGTTGTGTAGATTATCCTATGACTAAATCAGAAGTAGTTAGACACTTTACTTTAACTACTTCTGAAATAGATGAAGTATATTCTATGATTAGTCAAAATTATACTCAACATATTGCAGATAATATGTTTTCTAGTACTTCTGTTAAAGAAGAAGAGTGGGATACTGTTACAGTAAAACATATTCAATTTAATGGTCTCAGAAGAGTGGGTTGGTTAGATTACTTAGATGAAGATGAGGTATTACAAACTAAAATGTTAGTTGATGAAGAATATAAATTAAATAAAGAAGCAGGAGATGTCCATATACAATGGGAATGGATTCCTGAAGCTTATGAGGTTTGGAAAATAGGTCCTAGTATTTATAAAAATATGGGGCCTGTACAAGGACAAATTAAAACAAAAGATAATCTTAAAGACACTCCAAAAAAATCTTACTATGGAGCTGTATATGATAATACTAATTCTGAGCCTACTTCTATTATGGACAGATTAAAAGGTTATCAATATCTATACAATATTATATGGTATAGAATAGAATTACTTACTGCATCAGATGAAGGTAAAAAAGTCTTAATGAATATATTAGGTGTACCCGATTCTATGGGTATGGATATGAAAACTTGGCAATACTATTCTAAGAGTACCCCTTATATGTGGTATAACCCGGAAGAAGAGGGTATGCAAAATGGAGATGTTAATCAAGTAGCTAAAATTCTTGATTTATCTTTAGCATCAGATATTAGTAAATATCTTTCCTTAGCTCAATCTATTGAACAACAAGGAGGTAAATCTGTTGGTATTACAGACCCTGTATTGGGAGAAACTGCTGTATCTGAAAGAGTAACTAACAATCAACAGAACTTAGTTCAAACATCTTATATATTAGAACCTTATTATTATCTACATAATGAGGTAAAAAAGAATGCTCTTCAAGCACTCTTAGATGTAGCAAGAATAGGATACCTTAATTCTGATGTAGAAGTTTTAAATAATGTGCTAGATGATATGTCTAGAGAGTTAATATACTTAGATAAAGAATTACTAGCTAGTTCTCAATTAGGTTTATTTATAGAAGATGGAGTATCTGCAGAGAAACTAAAAGCAGAAGTTCAAGGTCTTGCACAAGCTGCTTTACAAAATCAAAAAGTAGAGATGAGTGATGTTCTTAAAGTATTAAGAGAAGATAGTATTCAAGAAGCTAGTGAAACATTAGAAGTAGCAGAGGAAACTAGAATCGAAAGAGAACAAGCTAATGCAGAAGCTGAAAGAAAATTTAAAGCAGAAGAAGCAGACAAAGAAAGACAATGGGAAAAAGATAAAATGTCTACTGAACATACTTATAAGATAAATGAAATTGAAGCAAAAGGAAAACAAGATATTCAAAAACAGGCTATGTTATCTATAGGATTTAATGAAGATAAGGATTTTGATAAGGATGGTCAACTTGATGTCTTAGAAGTAGCTAAACAAGGTATAAATGCCCAAGTAGCTTTAAGAAAAGAAGATAGAGAAGATAGACTTGCGGATGCTAAAATTGAAACTGATAAAGAAAATCTGAAGATAAAAGCTAAAGAAGTGGCACAGAAAAAAGTAATTAGTGCATAAAACGCTATTACACTTAAAATACACAGAGTTAAGAATAAAACTTGCTTTGTATTAATAATTAAACTTAAATTTGTAACGTTATGGGAACAGAAGCACAAGAAAACACATTAAATGATTTTACAGGGTTCACAGCAGATACCTTAGATTTCTTTGGAGAAAATTCAGAAGGTACTAATGTAGAGACTGAGAATCTATTAGAGGTTGTAAAAAATGACAACCCTATTACTCCTACAGACAAGGAAAAAAAGAAAGAAGAAGCAGTAGTAAATATTGAAGAAATCTTTGACTGGGGAAAAGGTGAAGAAGAGGAAGAAGAGGAAGAAGAAGAAACCACAGAAGAAGTTGATAAAGTAGAAAATACAACAGCTAAAAAAGAAAAAGCAACTTCTGCAGTTATTACTTCTAAGAGTACTTTAGATTTTTTGAAAAATAAAGGTTTTATTGAGTATGAGTTACCTGAAGGTAAAACAGAGTTAACAGAACTAGAAGCTGAAGATTTGCTAGAAGATTCATGGGAGAGTTCACTAGATAATGCAATTGCAGAAACAGTTGAAGGATTAGACCCAATAGCAAAAGCTATCTTAACTGTAGCTAAGAATGGAGGAGATGTTAGAGGTATGATTAAGAATCTTGCAACTAACTTGTCAGTAGGGATAGATAAAACTACTGATATGACTCAAGAAGCTAATCAAGTATTGGCCTTAACTATAGACCTAAAAGAACAAGGTTTTGATGAAGAGTATATAGAGACTCATATTGAAGCTTTAAAAACAACAAACAAGTTAGAAGCTATTTCTAAGAAGTCTTCTGAAAGAATTGTTGCTAAACAAGAAGCAGCAGAAACATCTGCACAAAAAGCTTCTATAGAACAAGCAGCAAAGAATAAAGAGAATCAAAGATTGTACAAAGCTAATCTTGTTAACCATTTAGGAGAAAATAAAACAATTGCAGGTGTTGCTGTTAATAAGAAAGATGTAGATACTTTTGCATCATATATAGCAGACCCAACAGTTTTACTTGAAAATGGAAGTACAGTAAGTGAATTACAGAAAGACCTTTTTGCTGCAATGGCAGATAAAAACAATTTATTTTTACTTGCTAAGATGCTTAAAGGTAAAGATGGTAAATTAGATTTCTCTTTTATTGCTAATAAAGAAATTACAACTTTTTCTAATGAAGTTAGAAAGAATATACAAAATACCGAAGATATACCTCAACAGGGTTCTTCTGGAAGTTCACGCAAGAAAAGGTCATTAGCTGACCACTTTTAATCAAAATAATAACATAATAAACTTAAAACATGGCTACACTAGGAAGTAAGCTAATTATTAAGGAAATGGAATGGTTAAGCAACATGACAGAGCAATCTCATCTTGGACGAGCTTTACTTTCCAAACCTGCAAAATTAGTGGGAACAATGAATAAACTCTTCTCTGCCGAAAATTACTATTCTGATAATCCACTAGGTTCTATGCTTCTAGGTAATAAAGCCACAGAGGTAGAGATTGGACAGACAGAATGGGAATGGGAGATGAAAGGAGCAAATACTAGACCTTTGGTTATAGTATCTAATGTTGAACCTTCAGCTAATACTCAACCGGGTAAAAATAGAAGAACTTTCAAGATGAAACTTGATGAGAACTGGTATTTACCGGGAGATACAATTAGTCCGGGAACATCTGATAAGAGATATGCTGTGCGTATTCAAGCATCTTCTCCAAAACAAGCTGATGGTACTGTGTACACAGTTCGTATGAGAAGTGATGACCCACTTGCATTCTTACCATTGAAATACCTTAGACCGGGACAACAATGGGGTAAATTGTTCTCTCAATACGAGGAAGCAAATGAACAACGTGGTTCTACTCAATTCTCTGCACCTATTGGTTTCAGAAGTAGAATGAGTAAATATGGTAAACAATACAAAATTACTGATTATGCTTCAACAGAGGTATTAGCAGTAGCTATCCCAGATAGTAAAGGTGGATACCATAAATCATGGATTCGTTATGCTGAGGTTGAATTTTGGCAACAATGGAATCGTGAGCTTGAAAGAGGTAGATGGTACTCAAGAAGTGCTGATACAGTTATGGGAGCTAATGGTAGACCAGTAAGAATGGGTCCGGGAATCCAAGAATTACTTGAGGATTCACATATCCATCGTTATTCTCATTTGAACACAACTCTTATTGAAGAGTATCTACAAGATATTTTCTACAGTAGAGTGAAACCGGGTTCAGGTGGAAGACAAATTAAAGGTTTTACAGGAGAGTATGGAATGTTACAATTCCATAGAGCTGTACAAGATTGGCAAAACAAATCAGGTTTTATCAAAAATGTGGAAGTTTATACTGATAAAGTACAATCTCCTTACCATGCAAACGCTTTACAAGCAGGTTATCAGTTTGTTAAGTACAACATGGCAAATGGCTCTTCTTTAGAGTTGATTCACAATCCTCTTTATGATGATAGAGAAATCAACTTTGAGATAGATGAGGTGACAGGATTCCCTATGGAATCTCAAAGGATTACTTTCCTTGACTTTACTGGACAAGGTAAAGGTGCAAACGTTAAAATCATGAACAAGAAAGATGGTTTTGCTTTTACTTACGTAGAAGGTTTGTATGGTCCTTATGGTCCTAAAAATGGAGGTTCTTCTGCACACGCAGGAGCATACTATGAAATGCATGTTGAGAAATCAGAGGGTATGCATATCGAAGATGTAACTAAATGTGGAGAGCTTATCTTAAGCAGAAACTAAATTTTTATAAAAGGTAAGCAGTTTTTATACTGCTTACCTTTATATTTATAACCTCAAAAAGTGGGTTGTATTGAAAATAATATTATATTTGTATAATCTAAAAAAAAAGAAAAGATTATGATTCCAAATGCACAAAAGTTAATAGAAATCAGGCCAATTGAAGTTAAAAAATGGCATGAAAAAACTAAAGATGAATCTTTCACTAGACCTAAAAAAATACAAGCTCTAGTTGATAGTAATACAATGAAGTACTCAACAGGACTTACTTCAGAAGAGATTCAAGAATTAACATCAGGAGAGAGAGCTGTTAATTACAATTTATCAGACCATTTTGATATGAGAGTTCCACATCCTTTTTGGGATGGACCAATGGGAGTGATTAAATTAGAAAACAATACTATGTTCTTTGATATTAGTCAACCTTTAAAGTATATTCATTACAAAGTAATGAAAGCAAGTAAGTATGTTGCCAACTCTCCTTCAGAGTATGAAGATGGTTTATGGCCAGAAGCTACTCACGTTATTTGGGATGAAAGTGAACAAGTAGAGATGAAAGCTTCTAAAATTGAGCTTAAGAATCAAGCTATTGTAGAGTTATCTAAAATAGATGACCAAAGAAAGAAAGAACTTATCTTAGTACTTAGAGGTAAAAATGTAATGGGTAATAGTGCAGCTTTCTTAGTTCCTATTCTTGATGAGATTGTAACCAATAGTGCTAAAGAACTCTTAGAAGTATTAACTATGGATAAGAAAGAGCTTAAAACTAGAGCTATTGTAATTGCTAGTTTAGATAGGGGTATCCTTAGAAAAGATGGACATAAAATCTTTTACATGGATAGTCCATTAGGAGAAGATGAATCAGCAGTTGTTAAGTATCTTATGGAAGATGCTAATCAAGATTTTAAAATGACTATTATTGATAAGCTTAATAACTAAGTTCAAATGAATATCAAGGAGATGCATTATGACTTCAAAAGGAAGTTTAATAAAATAGACAGTCAACAAAACAGGAACTTTTTAGTTCCTGAAATTGACCAATATCTTAATGAAGCTGAAGACATCTTTAAGAAGACTATTGCGCAACCTAGATTTAGAACAAAATTAGGATTTGAATCAAGTCAAAGAAGTATAGATGATATTCGTAGTATTGTAATAACAGATTGTTATGATATTGAAGAAGATTTAATATATATACTTCCTGATAATTATCAATATTATATAAGAGGAAGAGTTACTCTTAAAAGAGAAAGTTGTTCTGATAGAATTGTCCCATTAAGAATAATGGAACATAATGATACATTTGAAGAAGATATATATACTAAATCTTCTTTTGATTGGAAAAGAATGAATGGCTTATTTAATTCCGAAGGTATTCAATTACATACTGACGGAACTTTTACAATAAATACTGTTTGTATTACCTATATACGCAAAACCCAGTTTATGCATAACGCTGAAGCCTTTAGGTTAGGTGGTTATTTGTTACCTTCTGGAGTTGCTCTCACAGGATTTTCGGATTGTGAACTTCCAGAGAATACCCATAGAGAGATTGTAGATATAGCAGTAATGCTTGCAGCAGGGGAAGTGCAAACTTCAGATTTTCAGCTTAAACTGAACAAATTAAATTTAGACCAAATTATTTAACTTAATACTATTTTATCATGAGCGATAGAAATAATGACGTTTTTCAGGTATTAGTTACTACTGGGAATCAAGCAGTACTTGCTGCAGGAAACCAAGTAGATGACTTAGCTGCAGGACAAATTGGTGTTTTTGATGCCAATACACATCAATCAATTGATGCTAGTACCACTCCCCTTCCAAGAGATTTTTATCTTGCTGTAGGTATTAACAATAGTGGAGGAAGTACTTTTGAAGACTTTAAAGAGTCTGCAGGACAAATGATTCAAAGAAGAAATATCACAGGATATACCTTTGGACCACATTCTGCAGGAAGACCTATGATTGTAGACATCACAAATATTAAAGCTTCTTGTGAAAAAGATTACACAGTTCGTATAGAACAACGTAATTCTAAAATATCAAGAATACAAGGCTTTAATCAATTCTCAGAAGCTTTCTCTGTAAGAGGGGCTTGTTGTGAAGGTTGTGGAGGAGATTGTGTAGATGCTGACCCTAATGATGTTGCTATTAAATTGTTTAATGCAATTAATAGTAATAGTCAATCCGGTTTAACAGCTACTTTAATTGCTAGTCAAGGTGTAATTAATATTACAACAGAACCAACAGCAGATGGAAACATTACTGTTAAACTGGGTGCTGAAAACACTCTCACAATTGCATTGCTAAATGCAGATACAGAAGCTATTGCCAATAGTAAAATTGCTGATGCAATTAATGCTGTTGTAGGTAGTGCGTATTCTGCTTTTGCTACAGCTACGCAAATCAATGTATCAGGTCCTGCAGGAACTATTACTTTTGGTGCAGGAGCTACAGGAACAGCGGCTACTATTACAAACTCTACTAGAGCTATTGTAACAGATACTGCTGCCGCTTTAGTTGCTAATCCGGGAGTTAAGTTTGGTGTAGCTGTACAAGGGGCACCAACTCCAACAGTAAGTTCTGATTCAGTTAACTTGCATTACTACAAGTTTCATCAAACTTTCCTTGTGGTTTCTCTTGTACAAGGAGAGAGTGTAGGATGTAGTTTTGGTACTGTATCAGTATTTCAAGAACTTGCTGAAGAAGAAGGTTCAGGATATAACATCAAACAAAAGGAGTATCATGCTTCTTCTTGGAATGGTGCAGGTCCTTATGTTGCATCTGATACTACTGGTTTAGCCATTGGTAATATCAAATACAGAGCAACTGATGCTGAGAAGTATGACCAAACTATTTTGGAATACTTTCAAAAATCAGAATCAGGTTGGTTAGAGTATGAGAATGTATTATCTACTATTGTAGCTACTCCTGCAGCTAGTACAGTTACTAGAAATGCTTTATTAACTATTCTTGATGCATTAGTAACTCCATTAGGATTTGATGCAAAACTTGATGATGCTGCTGCTGCAAGTACAAACCCTGCTGTAATTGAAGCACAACCTGCTTCTGCTGCTGTAGATGGCTTAGACTAAGTTCTATTTTAAAAGGTTGGTACATCTTTTAGATTGTATCAACCTTTTTATTTTTAACTAAATACTTCTAAAATCATGCCTATATTGGATATACCATATACTCTTCTTAAATATAAAGATGTATATACTTTAGAAAATGAAGATATTATTCCTATTACATATACTTTATCTAAAGTAGAGTGTGAATCAATAACTGAAATTAGTACAGGTAATATATTAGTTGGAGCAACTGTTACTTTACCTTTTAGTTTAATTGATGGTAAATATCAACTAAATATAGAGAATGTAAATGGAGAAATAAATCCTGTTTTTATATATTATTATAATAATTTACTTTTAAATATTATAAATAATGTTGAAGAAACAATATGTGGATGTGGTACATGTAAACAATGTGATGAAGGAGATAATTGTGATTTATATTTAAATACAATTACTACAATGCTTAATTACTTTTATGTTAATAATCCAACATATAATCTTCAAGTAACAGAAATTACTACAGCATTAACTTGTAATATTGACCAAAAAATATTAACTTACTTAACTAAAAAGTTAATTAGGGGAAAAGAAAATAGTATATCTTCCTTTTTACAAATGATAGGGATATATTATAAGGCTTTTTATACAACAGATTTAGCTACTGCAATTGATATAGAAGAAGAAAACTATATTAAAGCTAAATATAAAGCTGTAAAAATATTTAAATGTATTCAAAATAGATGCATTACTCTTACCGGTTTAGATAATGATATAGCAAGTACAGATAATATGAGAGTTTACTATTGGCAACTAGATAATATAACTGATACAATAGAAGATGTTATAGCTGCTTTTAATGAAGTATATGTTACTTCTAAACCTAGTAATACCTTTACTAATTTTGCAACAGGAGTAAATATTAATTATTTTAATATAGCTAAAATAGCTTTTGCTATTAAAGCTACAGAACCTATAGTATATGTTATTAAAGATTCATTGAATAATGATGTAACTGATGAGTTTGATACACATTATTTTTATGATACTAAGTCTTTACTATTTGTTTCTAAAATAGAATACTCATATAGTAGTATGACATTTAAAATCGTAACAGCTTAATATAAAGTATTATGCCAACAGGAGTTAGTGATATACCTACAGGATTAAGAATACCTGCACAAATACCTTTAGACACAAAGAGTTGGTCTATATCAGAAAGTGTACTTTCTGATTTAGGTGTTGCAGATAATCTTGCATATACTTACTTTGAAGGCCTTATTGTTACTTGTCAAGAAGAAAAATCAAAATGGGAATGGAGAGAAGGGACTATTGAAGAGGAGAAATTACTTGGAACTGATTTTGTGTATCCTTCTAATTGGATAAAATATGGTATAGACTATTCATTACGTTCTTTTAATTTTTTTAAATATCTTGATTTAGAAGATAGAGTAAGTGATTTAGAAACAATAGTCTCTACAGAATATACAACTATTGTTTATGTAAATACAAATTCACCTAATTTAGCTACTGTTTTTGATACTCAAAATCCACCAGTAATAAATGATGATATACTAAAAGCAAATGAAAATAATTTATATATTGGAGTTAATTTATCAACATGGGTTTATAATCCTTTAATTGTAGGATATGTAACAAAAAGTGTTCCATTTACTTCTAATTTTTATCTAACAGGTACTACAATTGATGCAGGAAATAGTAAAACAGCTTCAATAAAAAGAGATGGGGATGTAGAGTTTGGAGGTTCTGTAAAAGTTCCAAATGCAGTTTTAGCAACTGAAGCTGTAAATAAAGGTCAATTAGATGCAAGAGCACCTTATGATATATTTAAATTTTTGCAAAAAGGTTTTGAAAATACAGATTTAGAAAATGATGAAATAGGAGATATTTTTAGTGGTTGGACAAATGATGGTACTATTCGATACACAGAAGCAGAATGGCTTGGAGGTGTTCTTACAGATTCAGATAATTTCAAACCATTGGTTCAAACTCAAGTAATAGATGATATTTAATAATTAAAAAATCAAAACAATGGAGTATCAAAACCCAGATAACGAAAAAGAATTTTTTGTAACAAAAGTTAAAAACAATTCCCTTGTAACTTTTAGAGAATTAAGAGTTGTTGCATCACAAACTATTGGAACTGCAAACAATCCGGGTGAGGAAGAAGTAGAAACAATAACTACAACAATTACAAGAAAAGTACTTTCAAAAATAACTACAACCTAAAACTATAAATATGAAAATTAAATTTTTATTTCTCGCATTACTGTTTAGTATAATGTCTATTGGACAGACCACAATTGCTAACAAATTAAAAATCCTTAACAATACTAAAGACAATTTAGCTACACGGGTTTTGGTTCAAGATTCAATTACAAAAGAAGTAAAATGGGTATTGAAATCAAGTTTGAATCCTGTTCAAGCAACACCAACTTTACAAGAGGTATCAGATGTAGGTAATTCAACAACTAATGAAATAACCGCATCAGCTTTTAATACAAATGGAATAGGGGGAGGTATATCGTTAAAACATACTCCTGCTTTAGGTTCTAGTGCAAACTCAACTACTTTAGGAGGAGATGTTAATAAGCTTTTAATTCATAGTAATAATGGTCCTAATCCATATAAATCAGTTGTTTTTGATATTAGCGAACTTACAGATGCTACAAGAAGAACCTTAACAGTTCCAGATGCTAATGGTACAATTGCTTTAACTTCTGATATTCCAACTATTACAACACCGACGTTACAATCAGTAACAGATATTGGTAATAACACAACAAATGGAATAAATGTAATAGGAGATACTGGAATAGGAACTTCTTTTCCTAATAATAAACTTGATATTGACAGTGGACTTCCAAATAAATCTGGACTAACATTAAGAAACATTAAAAAGAATACATTGTGGGATTCTTCTACATTATATAGTTTAGGAGATAGTTCTCCTTATACTATAACTGTTGATAAAGATGATAATGTTTATGTCGCCAATGGAACAACTGATAATATAACAAAAATAACATCATTAGGAGTTGTTAGTATATTAGGTACTACTGGACAAGATAATTATGGCATAATAACTGATTTAGATAATAATGTTTATACTACTAATTGGGGAGATAATACTGTATCAAAAATAACTCCAAGCGGAGTTAGTACTGTTTTAGCAACTGTTGGTTCAATTCCTTATGGTATAACTATAGATGTTGATAATAATATCTATACAGCAAACTTTGGTAGTAATAATGTATCAAAAGTAACTCCTAGTGGAGTTAGTACTATTTTTGCTTCTGTAGGACAAGCTCCTTATGGTATAACTATAGATAAAGATGGTAATATTTATACTTGTAATTATACGTCAAAAACAGTATCTAAAATTACACCTTTAGGTGTTGTAACAACTGTTGGAACTACTATAGGAAATGGAATGTCTTTAAAAGTTGATTCACTAGGTAATGTATTTGTACAAAGTGTTTCTCTTTTAGAAAAATTAACTCCATTAGGAGTTAGAACTACTGTAGCAAGTACTTATTTTACACAATTTTTAATCATTGATAAATTTGATAATTTATATACTTGTGGAAGTAATGGTGTAGTTGTTAAATATACTAAAGATATAAATACAGAATTATATACAGGAGCATTGTTAGTAGCAACTGGAAGCGGAAGTAATTCTAAAGGATTAGTTATGGATTCTAAAGGTAATATCTATACTTCAAACTTTGGCTCTAAAGATGTTACTAAATATGTATTTCCTGATGAATATGATTTTTTAAAAGTTGATAATTTAGGCGAGGTTATAAAGTCATCTGATATTAAGATTTCATCTACAGGTACAGTTACTTTACCAAATACTACTAATGAAAATGTAGATAATGATATTACTGGAAAAGCTATTATAACTAAAGAGTGGTTTTTAGCAAACACTGCAACACCTGATGTACCTACATTACAAGAAGTAACTGATGAGGGTTTTCAAACAACAAATTCTATATATGTTACAGACTACCCAAACAATTCTCATACAGACATATATTCAAACGGAAGTATTTATACATCAAATAACAATAAAGGGGTTAGTATTAGAAGTGATTTAACACTTCCATCTTTAGAGTTTTTAGACTATACAAGTAGTTTTTCTAATAAAATCAGTCTTGTAAAAAAAGATACTATTGTTAATAATGTTGTTGTAGAATTACCGAATGAAAGTGGAACTCTTGCTTTAGTTTCTGATATACCAACACCTAGTGCTGATGGTTGGAGTTTAACAGGAAATACAGGAACTAATCCAACTACTAATTATATTGGAACATCTAATGATGTTGATTTAATTTTCAAAAGAAATAATAAAAAAAGATTAGGATTTGAGTTTTCAAATACAATAAATTTTTATGATGACACTTCTGAATCTAGTTCAAGAATTAATTTATATAAAAACAGCAATCTTACAAAATCAAGTCATACTACTTATAATGGAGTTACTTGGTTCACTGATGATGAATATTATTATAAGAATGGTGCTTCATATATTAAAGAAGGTAATATATCATTGTTTAATAATTCATATATAAACACAATGGGTGGTAACTTTGGTATTGGAACAAAAACATTACCTGAAAAATTAACTGTAAATGGATATAGTTTAGCAACGGGATATAAAATACCAAGCGGTTTAAGTACTCAGTATTTGATGGCTGATGGCTCTGTTTCTACTGGAAGTGGTAGCGTAATTACAGCTGATGAAGGTTTAACAGCAATAGGAACAAATGTATCTTTAGGCGGAATAGCTTCAACAACTCGCACAATTGATTTTGGAGCAACTACAACAACAGAAGGTGTAGTTATTAAAGGACAAAAATCATTTACAACTTGGCCTGCGTTAACCTTGCAAAACTATACAGGAACTTCTGGAAATGTATCTTTAAAGTTGGTTGACCCAAGTAGAGTTACAGCAGTGTCTTCTACTGCTTTAATAGCAGATAGTAGTTATATGATAAGTGCTACTGGAAATAATGTACCACTTACTTTAAGCGGTACTGGTTCAGTAATTAGTGCACCAAACACAAGAAGTTTAGTTATAGGCGGAGCTAATGGAGCTGTATATTCAGATGGTAGGGTATTTGATGCTTCATACGCAACACCTGGTATTCAATATGGAGGAGATTATTCAGCACAATATACAAATCGTTCTTTAGTAGATAAAGAATTTGTAGATACAGCTTTAAATTTAAAGCAAAATATTTTAACTAATCCAATAACAGGAACAGGAACAAGTGGCCAAGTTTCATTTTGGAATGGAACAAATACACAAACAGGAGATAATGGATTCTTTTGGGATAATACTAATAAAAGATTAGGAATAGGAACAGCAACTCCTACTACTGCTAAGTTACACATAAAACAATCAAGTGGTATCTATGGGATTAAATATGAAGCATTAGGTGGAGACACTGCTATAATTGGATATAATCCAAGTAGTCAATTTATCATAGAAACATCAACAGGACAAAGGCCTATTACTTTAAATTCAAATGGAGGAAATGTTGGTATTGGTTTATTAAACCCAACAGCGGTATTAAATCTAAAAGCAGGTACTACAACAGCTAATACAGCTCCTCTTAAATTTACATCAGGAACACTACTTACAACACCAGAAGCAGGAGCAGTAGAGTTTTTAACAGATGCTTATTATGGAACTGTTACAACAGGAGGCGCTAGAAAACAGTTTGCATTTAAAGACTATGTAGATTCTAAAACAGCTTTAATCCCAATAGATGAAGGTAACGGAAATGGATATAGATTGATAAGTATTGACACTACAAACGTTGGTAATATTGGTCTTGATGCTGTTGACTTTGCTTATTCAGATACAGTTTCAAGTACTTTAGGTGCAACAGGGGAAAACTCTTTTAATACAGGTATCAACAATACTTCAAGTGGTTATTCCTCTTCTACATTTGGATTTGCAAATGAAACAAGTGCTTTAGGTGGTTTCACAACAGGGTTTAACAATAAGAATGCAGGTTACACCAATCTTGTGACAGGAACAGGACACGACGTTACAGGGATGTCTATGACAGTTGTTGGACAAGCCTCCAATGTAATCACTCAAAGTGTAGCTACATTCAATGAAGCAACATCACCTGTTTTTGTTGTTGGTAATGGTGTAATAGAAGATGCAAACCCTGACTACACTATTACATCAAGAAGCGATGCTTTAATAGTTAGAAAGAATGGGGTTATTGAAGCACCAAGTCAAAGTATTGCTGAAATAGATGGAGGAACAGATAAAACAATACCAACAAAAGAATTTGTACTCGAAAAATTAGATGCTAAAAGTGATTTACTACAAAATATTTTAGGGGACAATAAAATATCTTTTTGGGTTGCTTCTGGTAATGCTGGACAATTTGGTTCTATAGGCTTTCCCGGTCCTATCAGTGTAGGTAATAATCCAACAGCTAATATTTCAAGTACAAACTTTGTAACAAGACAACGTAGAGTTAAATTTGCTACTAATGCTCCAGCTGGTTCTATGAGTGGACAATATATTGCTTTAGGACAAGTTTATACAGGAACAGGAACAGCTAATGATGGTTCAGGATTTCTTTATAAGGTTAGATTTATACCAAGTACACAAACAGCAGTTGCAAATGAAAGATTTTTTGCTGGTCTTTCAACTACTTATGTAGCACCAACAAATGTAGAACCAAGTGCTTTAACAGGTATTGTTGGTATTGGTCAACTAAGTACTGATACTACACAGTTTTATTTGGTTTATGGTGGTTCAACTGCTCAAACACCAATTGCTTTAGGAACTGCATTAGGCAGTCCTATAAGTTACAATACTGATTTATACGAACTAAAAATAGTGAGTCCTCAAGTACCTGCTAACACATATATTGTTACAGTAACAAATATAGCTAATGGAGTTAGTGTGACTAATACAGTATCAGGAAATAGTGTTGTTGTTCCACAATACAATAGTTTATCACTTGCTCATAAAATTTGGAAATCTAATAACACAACAGCATTAGTCACTTCTTTTGACCTTGTAAGCGTGTTTATTGAAAACAACTTTTAATATGAAAACTATAGTATTATTATTGTTTACAACAATTATGTTTTCTCAACAAAACATTGTTTCAGGAGGTAATACTTCTGAAACATTTGGCGAGGTATTTCCATCTATGCAAACTTTTGATACAATTGTGGAAGTTAATTTAGGAACACCTATATTTGAAGTTCCAATAGTGCAACCAAAACCAGTAGTTAAAAAAAAGACTATTTGGCAGAAATTCATTGAATCACTACAAAAACTATTTGGATGATGACAGACTTTAAAATAATAAAAGGAAAAAGAGAACTTGTTGTTTTTGAACAAGAAGAATCTTTAATAAAAAGAAGGTTTGATTTAAAAATAACAAAGTATTTTTTGAATGAGAGATTTACTGATGAAGATAGAGAAATGATAGCTGAAATGAGAAAGTATGATTTTAAACAAGGTTTTTTAAGTTCTGAACAATTTGTAACAATTAAATAAAATAAATATGAAAAATGTATTAAAAAATTGGTGGTTTACCGCTTTAAGTGTAGGTCTAGTTATCCTAGATAGTGGATTTGATGTAATTAATCCTCTATTAGAAATGATTAAAGTACCTGATGTTTGGGTTAATTATATAAAAGCAGCTTTTCTTCTTTATGGAATTGTAAGTTTGAAGAAAGCTTTACCAACTCAAAATGTTGATAAACTACAAGCTATTGTAGATAATAAAAAAACCTTATTAAAAGGAGAAAAATAATCTGTTAAAAATTAAAAAAGTCCATCGAGATAGGATGGACTTTTTAGATAGAGTTTAGCATTTGCTTGTTATTTAATATTCGAGTTCATTCTCGCATTACAAATGTATATATAAAATAACACATATAAAAATTTTAATTCACTTTTTAGCTAATTAATTATTTAAACCCTTTAATCTTATTAAAAATGAACTACCTATCTTCATTACTTTTTAAATATTTTATTGATATTTTAACTTTTAAAGGTTTATTTATAAATAAACCAATGTATGTATTACCTTTAACTGTTTATCTAACTGTATTTTTAAGTCTTACTATGTTTCAACAATCTCTTGTTCTTTTACTTGCAGTATTTATAATAGATTTTCTAACTGGAATTTATGCTTCTTATATAGAAACTAAGAAAAAAGCAGGGTTAGCAGTAGGAACTATTAGTATAAAAGTTAAAATAGGTATATTTAAAGAAACTGTAGATAGTGAAAAGCTAAGAAAATCTGCTGTAAAAGCTATTGTATATCTTTTGCTAGTTACTCTTAGTTATGCTTTAGAAAAAATAGCCTCTATTAAACCTTTTAATTTTGAAAGTATATCTGAAGTTGCTTATACCTTCAGTACTTTATCTGTAGGTTTCTGTATTGCTATTGAAGCATGGTCTATCTTTATGGAAAATTTACCTAGAGCCGGTTTTGATATTGTAAAAACTTTTACTAAAGCTTTCAATAAAGCTAAAGAAATTAAAAACGATATTACAGATTAATAGATATTTTCCATATATTTGTATTATGGAAATTAGAAAAAATATAGATGATGCTTTTAGAGGTCTAGTTTTAGATGAGGCTAGTCATACTTATACATTGGGAGATAAAAAACTTAAAGGTTCTGTTTCAGGATTAATCAAAAGCTTTTATCTCCCTTTTCCAGAAGAAGAGGCTGTTAAAAGAACAATGGCTAAAACAGGAAGAAGTAAAGAAGATATTCTTAAAGAATGGAAAGAGATTAATGAAGAGTCTACAGATAGAGGTAGTAGAGTACATTTATTTGGAGAAAGGTATCCTTTAAATAAAACACTAGTTCCAAGTTGTCCTCAAGAGATGGCAGTTAAAAAATTTTGGGATGAATTACCTAAACATATTATACTAGTAGGTTTAGAGATTAAAATGTATCATAAGAGTTATATGTTTCCCGGAACAATGGATTTACTTTTATATGATACTATTAATAATCATTACATAATTGCAGATTATAAAACTAATAAAGATTTACATAAGAATTTTCAAGGACAAAGAATGTTACCTCCTTTTAATCATTTATTAGATTGTCCTTTAAATCATTATCAAGTACAGCTTTCTTTTTATCAAATACTTTTAGAACAACTAGGTATCATTGTTAAAGAAAGAAAAGTAATTTATTTAACTTTAGAAGGAGAGTATGTTATGTGGGATACAAAAGATTATACTCCACAATTAAAAAATTTCTTAAAAATTAAATATGAAGACTGCTGAAATAATAGGCCTAGTTGCTGTAGCATATAATAAAGGTGTAAAAAGTGATAACACTAGATTAGAAGACCAACTTGTCTATACTAAATTATTGACAGTAAGACAAAGACTTATTACTCAACAGATAAGAAAACATCAAAAAATAAGTGATTGGAATTATGTAGTACTTCCTTGTGTAGAAGTTATTGAAGTACCTTCTCATGAATGTCCTTGTTTACCTGATATTAATTGTAGTATCTACAGAACAAAATATCAATTACCAAAAGCTTTGACAGACCTAAATTCCCATCTAATCTCTTTCGTTATGAGTATAGATAGTGGAATGTTGATTGATGAAACTTCTAGGGAAGAAGTTTTATATAGTAAAGGTAATAAATTTACTTCAAAGAAGATGAAGTATTTATTAGAAAAAGGTTATTTATACTTTCCTAAGAAATCTCCGGGAGTTATAAAGATAAAGTATCTTCCTGAGAATCCGTTAGAAGCTCTAGTTTTTCCTAATTTTTGTCCTTGTACAGATTGTGATAGTTGTATAGATATAATGGATACAGAATTTCCTATTGATGGAGACATGATAGATGCTTTAGTAGAAATGACTAAGGAGAGTTTAATACAAGATTTTAAAACTGCAATAGAAGACCAAACTAATAATAATAAAGATAGTCAACAAGAAACAAGTAAGTAATGATAAAAACTGAAAGAACTATTAGAACTTCTTATCCTTTTTATAAAGAGAATACAGATAAACCAAAAGATAGTAAAACATACTTATTAATTGCTAATGGTTATATGCAGTTTATAATGGAACAAGTTACTGAAGGACATGAGGTAGTATTACCTGCAAAATTTGGTTCATTAGAAATATTAGGAAGGAGAGGAACTATTAAAATCAATCCTGAAACAGGTTTAAGAATGCTTCCTCCTGATTGGGTAAGAACAAAAGCTTTATGGCAAAAAGATGAACAAGCTAAAGCAGAAAGAAAAGTTATTTATCATTTAAATGAAGAAAGTAGTGGAGTAATCTATAGAGTACATTGGTCTAAGAGAAATATACTAATAGAAAATAAAAGATTGTATTCATTAAGAATAGCTAGAACTCCTAAGAGAGTTATTTCACAAGCTATAAAAGCAGGAAAGGAATATCTAATAAAAAAATCAAATTACAATGGGTGATAATCTTAAAGTAGAGAGCATTGTTAGTACCAAAGGTAAAAAATTTGTTCTACCTCAAGGTGGAGAAATTATTAACAATGAAAAAAGAATGAGAGTAGAAGAGATAGAAAATGGTTTTCTAATCTGTAATACTTATGAAATAAAATGGCGTAATGCAGAAGGAGAAAATCAATATGAATATTTTGATAAAAAATGGTATTCAAAAGAAAATCCTATTACTTTAAAAACACCTAAAGATGTTAATCTAGCAGATAACTTTTAATTATGGCAAAATATCAATTCATACCTTTAGATAGCATACTTGCTAAATATCATAGAGACTTTAGAGGTCTTGGTATTAACGAGGGAGATGCTATTGAATGGATAGGAGAAGCATTAGGCTTTGCAAAAATGCATGGACAATCTGAAGAAGCTATAGCTTACATAGAAGTTAAGAATTATCAATGTGATATACCTAATGGTTTACATTATGTTATTCAAATAGCTCGTAACAATCAATGGACTCCTGAAGATAAAGAAGTGTGTAGTCCTGAAGCTATTATGGAATCTTTACAATCTACAGTAGAATGTGTTAAAACCCCTATCCTTGTAGATTGTAATGGTGCTATTGTAGGAGATTATGAAGTTGCTTATTACAGACCTTTTTTTGATTTACAATATGAATATACAAATTGGGCCACTAATATATATTCTAAAGGACAATACACTCCGGTAAGACTATCTAATAATTCCTTTTTTAACAGTTTAGTTTGTACAGTTGAAGGTATGGAAGGTCTTTACTCTAGTTGTCAAGATGAATATACTATAGTACAAGACCAATTAAGATTTAGTTTTAAAGAGGGTTTTATTGCTTTAGCTTATCTTAGACAAATGACAGACCCAGAGACAGGTTATCCAATGGTACCTGATGATGAATCTGCTAAAGCTGCTATTACATATTATCTTGCTTGGAAATTTAAGCAAAGAGAAATGTATAATCATAGAGAAGGTGCAGAAAGGTTATCTAATGATGCAGAAAAACATTGGCTTAAATACATTAAACAATTTAAAGCTAAGACTAAGATGCCCTCTACAACAGATGAATTAGAGAGTTTAAAAAATGAAAGTAATTATTTAATACCTAGAAGAAAAAGATATGACAATTTCTTTGGTAAATTAGGTACAGTAGAAGATAGACCTTTTAATAACCCTAATGATACATTATCTAGAAAATTTGCTAGAGGTGTCTACTAAAAAATGGAAGATAAAAAAAATATCATAAAAGCTGGAGCATTAGTTACTGATACTTCTCCTATAGACCAACCTCAAAATACAATTAGGTTTGGTCTTAATTTAGTTAATGAAACTGATGAAGGAGATTCAGGTAATAGAATAACTGAAGAAAGTAATGAACCTTGCTATCCTATACCAATAGGTTTTATTCCTATTGGAAATATATATGTAGGTAATGAAAATACTGTTCAATTTTTTGCTAGTGAAGAAGGAAACTCTATTATAGCCTTGTTAGATAGAGAATGTAATTTAAATATACTATTTGATGATTCTTTACAAGCAGCTAAATTAGGTCTTAGTGTAGCACATCAAGTACAAGGTATTTTTAGACTTAGATTAGGTTGTGAAATTTGTATATACTTTACAGATGATAATACTAAAATGAAATATTTTAATATTAGTAAGCCTTACGAGTTTAAAGCAGAAGATGATACTTGGGATATTGGTAAATTTTTATTAATAAAAGAATATAATAACATTCCTGATTTTTCTACTATACAAGTTCTTAATACAGGAGGACTATTAGAACCGGGGTCTATTAATGTAGCTGTTGAATATGTAGATGAAGGATTGAATCCTACAGAATGGATAACAACTTCTCAAGTAGTACATGTATATAATGATTCTATATCTGATAGTTTCTTAAAAATAAAAGGAAGTATTAATTCAGATATAGATTATTTAAATTTTCCTCCAACAAATAAAAGTATTAGAGTTGTTTTAAATAATTTAGATACTAGTTTTCCTTTTTATAGACTTGCTTTTATGGAAGCTAATGTAGGAACAGGAAAAGTTAATAGTGTAAAATATACTGAACTTATTCCTATATCTAAAAATTTCTTTATATATACAGGAGAAAATTTTGTTAGTGAAGGTACATTAGAAGAGATAGCCTTTTTTAATACATATATATCAAGAGTAAGAGTTATTGAACAAATTGAAAATACTCTTACCTTACATAATGTGCAAGGTAAAAAAGCTAACTTATGTAACTTACAAAAATATGCTAGTAGAATTAAAGCAGATGTTGAATTAAAAAAAGTCATTCTTAATCAAACCCTAGACCCTAGAAATAGTAAAAATCCAACAATGCAGTTTGGAGATATGCTTACAGGAGGTTTAGGAGAAATGCCGGGAGAGATTATATCTTATGGTATTGTTTATATATTTGATGATGGTTTTATAAGTCCTGTTTGTCATATACCGGGAAAAAATAACTCTATAGCTCCAAGTACAACTTTTGCTACAGGGCCTAATATAAGACCTATGAATAATACTAATAACACTAGTATTAATAATAAGTATATAGATAATGATTCTTGTAGTAATAATATCTTTTGGGGTAAAGATTCTGAAGGAGTTTCTTTAGATGGACAATTTGTAAGACATCATAGATTTCCTAGTAGAGCAGAATTAGGTATTCCATTATTTGAAGAAGAGTCTTCATCAGGAGAAAATTCAATTACTTATTATAAAGTTAGACTTACTTTAGGAGGTACTATAGATTTACCTGAAGATTGTCCTGTAGATGTTGGTACAGGAGAGTTGACGCTTTGTGCTCCTGTATTTTCTGTTAGAGTTACTTTTACTGTAGATGGAGTAACAGAAAGCTTAGATTACTTAATGGACCCTGCTACATTTTCTAATCCTGTTAACGGAGAAGTGTTTTCTAATCTATATACTTCTTCTGCTATAGTAATAGTAAGCATAGGAGAAACTGTAGATGGTTTAACTTTTGTTCCAGTAGCAGATGGAGTAGCTTCTCCAAAGGGAGCAACTTATACTGTAGATGTAGTTGAAGAGGTTGCTACTTCTGAAACTAAAATATATAGTAGTCAAATACTAGGTATAAAGTTTTCAGGCATAGACTTACCTCCAATTACAGAAACAAATGGAGAAAAAATTGTAGGATACTATATAGTAAGAAATGAGAGAACCGAGAATGAAAAGACTATTCTTGATTCAGGAGTACTTGTTCCTACAATAAAAAATAGTAAATATACAGCTCATGGATTATTAAATCCTGAAGTAGCAGATGCTAAAATTAATACAAGAGTTCTAGCTTTAATACATCCTGAACATAAGTTTAATGATAAACAATATGTAAACTTTGATTACTTAAGACAAGAAGGTAATTTTACTATAGCTAGTACAGCTAAAAGTAGAATAAGATATAATGATGTTTTAGATGGTAGTGGTTTTGATGCTAAGATTCATAAAGGAAATAATAGTGATGGTCAAAGTGCAGATGGTAATCCTGACTCTTTAGGATATGATGGTTGGTGTTTAAAAGTTATTGTTAGAGATAACTATACTAACTTTATATCTAAAGTAGGTTTTAATATAAATAAGATTGATGATATAGAAGAAAACTTTTATCTTAATGCTTTAGAAAACAGAAGCAATGAAGAAGGTACAAGTATTATGTATAACATTAGCTCTGATAATAAAATTGGAATAATATCTTTAAAAGAAGATTTTCCAGAGATATTAACAGATAGATTACCTTATGTTATTATTGGAAGAGAAGTAGCAGATTCATATTCTAATTATAGATTGTTACCTTATTTTAAATGTAGTATTAATGTAGAAACAGCAAGTAGTGCTACCGTATTTAGTGGAGATTCTTATATTGCTCCTGTAAGATATTGTAATACTATATTCTTAGAAAATAAAGTAGCTAATAGAGCTGGTAGAACTTCTGCATGGAACTATGTAGCAGGAGGTTTGTTAATTGTTGTAGGTGCTGTATTAGCTTTTTTTACAGCAGGAGCAAGTTTAATTGTAGTATCTGCAGGAGTCTCTTTATTAGGAGCAGGAGCATTATTTTTATCTTCGGGTATAAAATTAGATGCTATGGTTAAAGCTTATGAAGAAGATTATAACAAAGGTCTTAGAGAAACTACATTAGATGATTGGGTTAAAGCCGAATATAGAGGAGCTAATGATGGTCCTAGTGATGATGAAATTCAATGGATAGGAGATACTATTACAGATTTATGGTTTGAAACTGCAGTAAACATACCTTTAAGAAATGGTATGACTTCTAATATGCCAACTTTTCTTTCTTCTCCGGGAGTACAAGAATCAGGTACAAACTCTCCTGAAAGTATGAGGGAGTATTTTGGTAAACACTATTTTAATACTATTTCTAGGTATCCTACTAGTAAGATAGAATATCATTTTGCTAATAAACTTTTAAGTTATGATTCTAGTAGAAACGATAATAGATTATATATAGGAGCAGCACTAGGAGAGTACTATAATGTAAATCCTGATTATCAAAGATATAATAAAGAAAAATATTTCTATCATTTAGCTTTAGAATATGATTGTTGTTCTGAATGTCAAGAAGATTTTCCACATAGAATACATTGGTCACAACAATCTTTTCAAGAAGAATTAACAGATAACTTTAGAGTATTTTTACCTAATAACTATAGAGATATTGAAGGAGAAACAGGAGAGATAACAGATGCTTTCAGATATGGAGATAGATTATATGTTCATACTGAAGAAGCTTTATGGTATCTTCCTAATAATAATCAAGAAAGAGTTACTGGAGATATTATATCTTTTATAGGAACAGGAAACTTATTTAGTATTCCTCCTAAGAAAATACTTGATGATAAGTTTAATTCTGCAGGTAATCTTCATAGATGGGCAAAGATAAAATCTAAAAATGGTATATTTTTTCCTTCTTATAGAGATAAGAAATGGTATATGTTTGATGGACAAAGTTTAAAACCTATATCTGATATGGGTAATTATACTTTCTTTAAAGAGAATATGAATTTTAAAGTACTAGATAAATACTATTTAGATAATTTAAAGTTATATCCTTATTATAATAATCCTTCTAATCCTATTGGAGTAGGCTTTCTATCTGTATATGATACTAAAAAAGAAAGACTTATTATTACTAAAAAAGATTATGTAATTAATAACATAATTGATGAAGAAGGTTATGAATTATGTAACCAAGGAGGAGATACTATTATCTTTAGAGACATAGAAGAAACTATATTTAATAAAGTAAATGATGGTTTTACTTATTTAGGTATAGAAAACTGTAGACTTAAGTTTTCTAAAATAGATTATGAGATTGTATCAGAGACAAGATATGTAAAACAAAGTATATTTAAAGATGCAGATTTTTTAGTATTTAAATATAATTTTAATAGTGTAACAGGAGGTACAGATTTAGATACTAGAACTAAATTATTAGTACCTACTATTATTGGTCCTATGGGTTATAGTGGTACTAACACTCCTAATCTTTATTTATATTGGTCTGGAGATAATACAGGAACAGGGTTAGAATCTGTATATATTGATGTTAAGAAAATTAAAGAAGACTTTCCATTAGCAACATCTATAGTTTTTAGTGCTGCAGCTTGGTGGTATGTTCTTAATCCTAGTGGAGGAATTATGAACATGGATGCTGAATCTTATAAAGGAGGTACAATGTCTTTAGTAGGTTTTCTATTTACTAACACAGGAGGAGTATTAAGAGGTACTTATAGTTTTGAAGATAAAGTTATACCTGAAGGTCCTACTGGACCTGCCGGTGTACCTGAAGGAGCAGCTAATCCAATAGGTAATTTTACTTATACTTTTGCTAATGGAGACTTATCTTGGGATGGTGCTTCAGGAGGAAGTACTCCCCCTGAAGAAATAATTGTAGAAGTTATAGTAGATGTAGAAGTACCTGTAACTATATATGAGTATATAGATGGAGAAGCTTTAGAATTAGAAAGATATGATACAGGATGGACTATGAGTTATTCTTTAAAAGATGCTTTATGGTTAAGTTGGCATAGTTATATTCCAGACTATTATTTTTATGTACAAGAAAAGTTTTATTCTTGGAAGAATGGATTAGCTAGTTTATATAGACATAATATGAAAGGTAGTTATTTAGTTTTTTATGGTACTGCTAATTCTTTTGTTATAGAGATAGTAGATAATATGGGAGCTGCTCAAACTAAAATAACTGAACATATTCTTTTTAATACAGAAGCTAAACAATTTGATAATAATGCAGAAGACTTTTTAGACAAAGAAAATATTACATTTAATAAACTCTTAGTATATAATAGTAAACAAACTAGTGGAGAGTTATCTTTAGTTACTAAAACTCTTGATGAAAACTATCTCATAGAACAGACTACTAATGAAGCCGGTTCAGTTATTGTAGAAAGAACTGAAAAAGATTGGAGAGTAAATGAATTAAGAGATATACGTATAGATAATACTATACCTATGTTCAGAAAAGATATTTCTTCTTTACAAGCTAAATACTATATTGATAAAATTGTGAATCCTTTATCTATAGATTATGATAAAAATTGGATGGAAATGGAAAGCTTTAGAGATAAATATTTGGTTATTAGACTAACATTTGATAATTTTACAGATATTAAATTAATCTCTAATTTTATATCACAAAATAAAAATGTTTCAGAGAGATAAAATTAAACTTAATACTTAGTAAGATGAAAGTTAAGAGAAAAAAATGTGCTAATGGTACAGGAACAGTAGGCACAGGACTTGTTGTTAATCCTAACCAAACTCTTTCTGAGTTTCAATTATTAATGGATAATGCTAAGATAGAGGGAGAAAGTAATATTTGGGCCAATACTATTCCTATGGCAGCTTCTTTATTAACTCAATTTGCAGGACCTAAACCTGTAGCAGCTTTAGGAGGTAATAATTTATCAGGACAAGTTGAGGTAGAAGGAGATGAAGTAATTGAAGAACCTAACTCTGCTCCTGTGCAAGTTAAAGGGCCTTCTCATGAAAACGGAGGTATTTCTATTAATGTAGAACCCGGAACTAAGATTTATTCAGATAGAATAAAACTTGGTGGTAAGACTATGGCTGAAAGAAAAAAAGCTAGAGAGAATCTATTATTAGATTTAGATAAAAAATCTTCTACAAGACAAGGAGATGAAGCTACTAAAAATTCTGTAAATAGAATGAAATCTAATATAGAAAAGGAAGAGCAATCAGATTTACAATTGCAGGAGTTAGCAGATAATTTTCAAAGTATGAAAAAACAATTTGCTTTAGGTACAGGACCGGGGGGAGTATTTCCAGAGGAAGAGATTATACCTACTTTTATGAATAACTTTAATACACAGTTACCTGTAAATCCTGTTAGTACTTTAACTCCTGTTGGTACAACTTATGACCAAGCTTTAGCTACAGAGGCTCAAGCTTATTTTACACCTACTCCAGATAATAGTGTACAACCTATGTCTTCATTAGAGGAAACCAGTAGTACTAATACTGGACATATACCTACAGCAGGAGATTTAACATCTATAATGGGTAATTTAATGTCTGCTTTTGGACCTATGGCCAATACTAAAGCAAATAGAGCAGGAGATACTCCTAATATAAATGCTTATGAGAATTTTGGAAAAGATGCTTTAAAAACTAATGAAGAAACATTAGGTCTTGTTAAATCACAAGCTGCTAATGCTGCAACTAGATTAAAAAGAAAGGCTGTTGCTACAAAAAGAAGTGCTAGAAATAGTTCTAGAAGTGTTAACACACAAAGAGCTACAGACACTATGATAGATTTAGAAGCTAATGCTCAAGAGTTAACTGTTGATGATAACTTATCTCAACAGATGATGCAGATACTTGGTAATAAATCTAATCTTCAAAATACAAAAGACCAAGTTGTAATGCAGGGAGAACAAGGCAGAGATTTAGCAGATAGACAAGATAGAGATAATTTCTATACTCAAATGGCTCAAGATATTTCAACTAAAGGGCAAGGTATTCAACAAACAGGTAAAGATTTAAATGCAATATCTGAAAGTCAAATGCAAATGAAAATGTTAAATCAAATGAGTAAATATTTTCAATTTGATTCTAAAGGTAATATTATAGGTATTAATACAACAAAAAAGAAATAAGATGGGAAGATTTTATAAAACAGCTACACCTGCTTTTGTAGATAACAAAATGTTTCAGCTTCCTTGGCAATTGATGGCTAATACTTTAATGAATAAAGAGAAAGCTGTTGATGATGAAATAGGTATAGCAAATACATTTTTAGATAAACTAACAGCTCAAGGATTAAGTCCAGACCAACCTAGAATTAAAGAAGTTATTGGTGGTTATGAAAATCGTATAAATGAGGTTGTAAACAACATCAAACAAAATCCTATGGAATACAATAAGTATTCTGATGTTATACGTACTCTAGGTAGAGATATTAATAAGGATTGGTCTATGGGAGAAATCTCTAAGATAGAATCTAATAGAAAAGCTTATACAGACTATAGTACTCAATTAGATGAGGCTGTTAAAAAGAATCCTGACAAATATTCCCCTAATCAAATTGATTTATTGAAAAAACAAGCACTTGAAAAATATAAACAAGCAGAAGGTGCTAAATATAATTCTCAATCGGGAGCATACAATCAATTTTCAGGAGATGAAGCTTTACAATTAGGTAATGTAACAGATATTTTAAATCAAAATGTAGGTAAGTATATTAAATCTGATAGTGGAGAAGCTGCTAAATTAGATACTAATGGTAATTGGATATACAAAACTCATACAGGTTGGGAAGCTGTACCTGCAGAAAAGTTAAAAGCTGCTGCAACTGCTTACTTAGAATCTGCTCCTGAAATAATATCTGCAATTAAACAAAGAACTCAACTAGGTATTCAAGGTTTTGAAGACCCTATGGCATATATTAATGATAGCCTCAATAGCTTTATACTTACTAATCAATATAAAAAAGATAGTATTACTAAAGATGCTAATGTTAATCCTTATGCTTTTAGAGAAGGAGAATGGAGTCATGCTAAAGAACAAGAAGAAGAAGATATTGTAACTTACTTTACAGAAGATAAAGTTGTAGGTACAGCAGGAAGAGATTGGTCTGAGTTTGCAGGAAAGAGAAGTGAGATAATGACTACTATAGATAACTCTAAACAAAGAGCTGCACAAAAAATAAAAGATAGTTTAGGTTATTATAATGATGCAACTTTCAAAACTAAGAATCCTGTTATTTGGAATAGAATACAAAAAGGAGACTTTTCAGATATTTTAAAATTACCGGGAGGTAAGGATATTGCTAATGAATATAAGCAAGCTCATTATAATCTTGCAGGACAAGAGGCTATAATGACTAAGTATAGAAAACAAACAGGTAAAAATCCTGAGCAAAATAAAACAGAATTTAATACTTGGCTACAAGGACAAGGTACTATAGCTGTTAATAGAGCTTTATCTTGGAAAGATTTTGATGTGACTACTAAGCAAATAGACCAAGTTGCAGATAGAGTATTTGGAGACCAATTATACTTAGACTCTCCTTTAAATATACCTAAAGGTACTATGGTTAATATTAAAGGTAAAAATGTAGATTTAGGTGCTAAAAAATATACTGCTAATGAACTTATGAGTTTAGGAGTAATAGAACCTCAACAAGTTCAAGTTCCTATTGTAGGACAAAAATCTGCAGCAACTTTAGGTAAAGATGGAAAAGTCTTAATTCCAGCTCAAACAGAGATACAATATAGACTTACTGATGGTACAGGAACTATAGGTTTTAAAACCGGAGGTAAAGGAATTGTTCCTTCTACTTCATTTGATGATGAAGGTAAATTAGGTATTGGTATGGCAGTTAACATTAGAGGTAAGAATTTTGTATCTGTTATCAATGATGTACAAACTCAAAGTATGATTGATTATAAAAACAAGAATAGTAATTATCTTAAAACTAAGCTTCAATTAGAAAAATGGAGTAATGCAGGAGATGTTAAAATTCCTCATACAGGAGGTGCTGTATATCATTCAGAAGACGTAATTGAAAATGGACAAGTAAAATATAAAAAAGGAGATTTAACTATACCTACAAATGATGGGAAAAGTAAAACTTGGCCCACTACTGACCCTGTAATTTTAGAAAAACTTTCCAACTGGTTATATGATTAATTTTATTATCTTTACAAAAAATTCTTAACAATGGAACAGCCTAAAAAAGAGAAAGCTAAATCTTTATTTGATGAGTTAGAAAGTGTAGGAGAAAATAGTCCAAGTTCTATCCCTCAAAGTGTTCAATTAACAGACCATACAGGAGCTACATCTACATCTAAGACTCAATATCAGAAGGCTATAGTCTCTGGTGGCTCTTTTGATGAGGTTATTCAACAAAAGAATCAAGAGGCTCAAGCATTTAGAGAAAAACAAGAGGCAGAGCAAACACGTAAAGAAGGTCTGCTTGAGCCTCAAACTGAAATTGAATCTAAGTTAAAAGAAAAATTAGCAGATGATAATAAATTTCTGAACTACAAAGAAAGACAAGAAAAGCTTAAAACTTTAGGTGCTAAGAATACAGACCTAATAGATGATAATGGAATAAACATATTTGCTCCGGCTTATTGGTTACATGATGCTTTATCAGATGATAAATCTGATTGGGGTAAATCAAAAGCTCAAGAGAAAGAATTTAAAAAACTTAATAAAGAGCAATTAAGAGATGTAAGACCTGTTCTTATAGATAATGCAAAAGAGTTTTCTGTGACTATTCCTGCTAAACAAAAACAACTAGAGGAATTAGAACAACAACATAATCAAATAGCTTTAGCTAGAGTAAATGGTTCTTTTGGAGGAGAAGATACACAAGAGAAAGATTTAGCTTTTAAAATCAATAGATTAAAAATATCTTTAAGATATGATGTAGAGAATCAGAAGAAAGTTAATGACTATCTTACTGGTAAGAATACTGTATGGGATGGTTTACTAAATAATAGTAGAGACCTTAAAAGTGTAGGTATAATTAGTACTATAGAAGATTTACAGACAGCAGCTATTGCTAGAAAGTCTGATGAAGTTGGTTGGGATAACCTTGATGAAGTAGAACAAGAAGTTCTTAAATCTTATAATAAGAAACAAGAAACAGATAACCTTGACCTTGCAAAAGACAGATTTTGGTATCGTACCGGAGATGGTACTGGTAAATCTCTTGTATTTATGGAAGGTATGATACTTACAGGAGGAGTTGGAGGAGCAGCTAAAGGTACTGCACAACAAGGTACTAAACAACTATTAAAAGCTGCCATAAACAATACTGTAGAAAGAACTTTAGCTAGAAGATTAACATTAGGAGCAGCTAGAGGTGCTTTTAAGATATTACCTTCTGTTGTAGAGGTTGCTGCAGCTTCTGCAATAGCACCTTCTACTTTTTCTAATTTTGCTACAGACCAAATAGGAATCACTCAATTAGTTAAAGACGAGAATGGAGAAGATAAAATACTTGTCAGAGACTCTATAGAAAAAGCTTTTAGAAGAGATTATGAAACAGCTAAGATAAATTTAGAATTAAGAGAGAAAGACTTACTTAAAAAAACAAATAGAAGTGAGGAAGAAGAACAAGAATTATCTAACATATCTAATGATATACATAATTTAGATAAAGAGTTTAACAGTATTCGTAGTAAATCTATTGGAGAATCTTTATTATATGGTTATACAGAAACAGCTAAAGAGTACGCTTCAGAAAAATTTGTTGGAGAAGGTTTCCAAAAATTAAGTAATAAGGTAAGTGGGTATATTACTAAGAAATTAGCCGGAACTAAATTAGGAAATGGTATAAAATCTATTTCAAATCTAAATAAAAAAGGTAGTAATCTTTTTAATAATAGTATGGTAGGTAAAATCTCTAGTAAAGCTGTACAGCATACTGGAGTAGGTAAACTATGGAATGGAGTTCCTGCAGAGATTATGGAAGAGATAGCTGTACAAGCTACTCCAACTATTAATAAAGATTTTCAAGACCAATTAGAAGAACTTACTAATCCTACTTTTTATGCAGATGTTGTAGCACAAACTTTACTTATGGGAGGTGTTCCTGTTGTAATGGGGTCTGTTAATCAACTAAGAAATTTAGAAAAGAATATTGACCTTACAATTAAAAGAGATTCTATAAGAAGAACTTATAGAGCTATTGATAGTGCTATTTCAGAAGATGATTTAGCTCATCATATTGTTATGTCTACAGGTGGAACAGGCTTTTCTATAGCAGAATATGACAATCAGATTGCTAAGTTAAAACAAGATAATAAGCCACAAGCAGCAAATGCTATGGAACAAAAGAAGTTCTATAGTTTAGCTGTTAAAGCTATGCAAACAGGTACATTAGATGAGTTTGAAGAAGCTTTAACTACATTAGAATCTAATGCTACTAAAGGAACTTGGGGATTTAATACTAATCCTATAAGTGCAGATACAATATCTAATATTACTTTAGCTAAAGGTAAGATAGAAGCTTTACGTAAAACTTATAATAAGTATCAAAATGCACCTAATTTAGGAGAGATTATATCTTTAGCTTCTGATAAAATAACTAATAAACAAAGTATAGAAGCTCTTAATAATGAAATAGGAACTCAAGCACTCCTAGCTAAAGAAGAGCTAGAATTGTCTGGCTTAACAAAAGGTATTGATTTTTCTATGTCAACTTTATTTGATAAAGAAATTACTGACTCAACTGAAAAAGCGGCTTATGATTCCTTTTTACAAAGTGTAGATAATGCAAAACTCCCTGCCGTTGAAACCTACGCTAATCTTCTTATTGCTAAGAGTAATTTAGAATTTGCACAAAATAGTGTAATGAAAGCTTTTAATAAAGCAACTGCTCCAACTTACTTGGCTAATCAAACTAGACTAGCTAAATTCAATAAACAGATAAATGCTTTATTACAACAGAAAGCAGAAGAGACAGGAAGCTCTGTAGTAACTAATCAAGATATAGAGATTGCATTTTTTAATGCAGATAAAACTGGTCTTGAAAAAGAAGACATAGAAAAAATTAAAAATACTTTCCTTGATTTTAATGGTGTTGGTAAAATTCAAAGACAACTTGATGAGGTAGATAGGATAAATACTCTTTATGATACTCTAGAACAAGTTAAACAAGAAGCTATTCTTGCAGAACCTCAAGATATAGAAGGAGACCCTACAGTACAAACACAAGATACTGAACCTTATGATGTCTCTGAAAATGAAATACAACAATCTATTAGAGGAGAGGCTGAAGTTATCTTAGATAATACTATAAATCCTAATAGTGTAAGTGCACAAAATGATGACCCATTTGCAGATTATAATCCTGATGACTATTCTCCTTTACCTTTATCTGTAGAAGAATTTGATGAACCTAAAAAACAAAGTACTAAACAAGCTATAAAGAATGTATTTGATATACTTACTAAAGTTAAGGGCCACAAACCTTCTTTTCAAGAATTAGTTTATCATTTGCTTAATTTTATTCCTGAAGACCAAGCTGAATCACAATTTGATGCTTATAAACTAGGTTGGATATTAAATGAGTATGAAGATACTAATTTTAATGATGTCTATAATACTATCTTTGACCCTGCTAAGAAAATTACAGAAAATGCCTTAGATACTATTAGAGGTTTATTTACAAATATAGAGACAGAGACTGCAGTGAATACTTCTGAAGATTTAGCTATAAATACTTTAGAGCAAGAAGCTGCTATAGAAAATAAAGAAACTCCTATAGTTGCTTTTACAGAAGAAAATATTCCTGTGAAAGCTATTGGAGGAAATAGAACATTAGAAGTTGAAGGTAAGTTAGGATATAATGCCATAGCTTATGAAGAGATTGAAGATGAAGAAGGGGTATGGAAAAGACAAACTGCTATGACAGGACAATTGAATCTTGAAGAAGGTTCATTGATAGATTTTAGACCTTTATTACATCCTGATAAGTTTTTACCGGGAACTAAAGTTAATGTTAGAGTTGCCCCTGAAAGTTCTTGGGATAAAATCAAATCTGTAGTTAGTAGAGATGAGCATGGAAAAGCTATTGTAAAAACTTTTGCTGAAATAGTTAGTGAAAAAGAAGTTCTTGACCCTAATTTTAGACAAACAAAAGATTTTAATGACATTGTACCAATCTTTGTTTTTGAAGGAAGTACTCCTGTAGCATATATTCATGATATAAATTGGTATAATGTATTCAATGTGGCAGACCCTACAAAAGGTAGTGGTACAATTGATACTAACAAAATTACCCCTTCTCATATTAAACTGATACAAGAGGGTAAATCAAATGTATCTACATTAAGAAATCAAATTGTTAATGGTAATTTGAGAGAACTTACTATTAAAGATAAAAAAGAAGGAGCTTTCTATACTATTGCTAATAGGAAAGATAGTAATGGAGACCTTATTCCTTTAATGACTGTTAATGAAGCTAATCCTCAAGCAGAGATTGCTATACAAGTTGACCAAGGAGATTTAGAACAAGGAACTAGAAAAACTTTTGAATCTAAAGGTAATCGTAAGATTATCAATAGAAAAGATATTATTGAAACAGGAGGAGCAGGTCATACTTGGAACTTAAGAAGAATAGGTACTGACCCTGTTGATGGTAAAGAAACTTGGAGAGCTTTTAAGGTAATTAGATATGCTAGTGAAAAACAACTTGAAACTGTTAAATGGGCATGGGCAGCTTACGCTAGAGTAAATGATGATACATATACTAAAGATAAAGTTACTAGTTATCCTGCTAGAGATATATATGCTAAGAATGTAAAAGGTACTAAATATGAAGTAACAGAAGAGCAAGCTAATAAAATAATAGATGATATTAAAAGGATAACAGGCTACAATTTAAAAAATTGGAAAGATGCTCAAGCTTTTATGAAGCTATATGTACAGCCTAAAAATGGAGATGCTTTATCTAACTTTGGTAGAACTTTATATAATCAACCTATATCTAGTTTCTCTCAACATACTTTAAATGAAGGTTTGTTGAGAAATAGTGGTATGGTAGATATTGAAAATGGTATTGTTCAAGATTTAGGAGTAAATTATTCTGAATATCTAAAGAATAATTTAATGACTGATGTTAAATCTTTTAACATTGGAACAGAGGAGAGGCCTAATTATATTACTTCTGCACAACCTACTATTACTTTTACTTATGATGCTAATCAAATAGAAGAAGCTGTTCCACAAGAGAGAGTAGAAAGAGTGGCAGAAGCTATGGAAGCAGCTAGAGAAGAGATAGGTATAGTAGAAGATGTAGATACTATACTAAATGATTTCTATAACTTAAGAAATACTTTAGGCTTTACAGATAGTAATTTTTCTCAATCTCCTGTTCCTATGATGGGAATAGAAAATCTAAAAAACATTCTTAATACTATTCCGGGGTTAACTATTTCTCAGGAGGGCCACATAATTGATTTTATATACAATTACATATCTTCTGCTATTGATATTAAATACAAAAGTAAAATCAGTACTAAGAAATTAGTAGAAGAATTAGATAGAACTTATAATGTTATAGTTGCACCTTCTCAAAAAAGTACAGAAGCTTTCTTTACTAAACTACAAAGTTTAAATAGCCAAGATGAGAGAGTAGTTTCTGCTATTTCAGATGCTAATGCTATGTTAAATGTTTTTAGTAATATTAAAGATTATTGGTCAGCTAAAGATGTTCAAAGTACAGTAGAGACTAAAGGAGAAGTTTATAATGGACAATTAAGTATCTTAGAAAAAGCTATGTTAAAAGTTAATAAAACTTCTGACATTAAAGAAGAAGCTAAGGTAAATGATGAAGAAGACCAAAATGAACAAGACAATTCAGAAAGAACATCTTCTTTTGATGATGATTCTTCTTTGACAGAAAGTGGTAAACAAAAAACTACTTATAGATTAAGAAGATTTATGGCAGGTATTGAGAAGTTAAATGATGATTTTTCTACTAAGAAAGGTTTTTTAGGCTTACCTGAATATGTAGGATTTAATGAAGTATTCGACACCTTATATCAATTATTAGGTACAGGAGTATATATAGAATCTGATTATAAAATAATGAGTTCTAAGATTGCTTCTATGGAAGTGGCCTATCCTTGGGTTAAACAATTTATAAAAAAATTAGATAGTGCAGATTTGCAAATTAAAAATGAATTTGTAACTAACTATAGAAAACATGCTTTAAGTATGAAATTTGCTATGTACACTACAGGAGGTACAGAAACACAACTACAAGTTTATGATACTAATGCTAATGAAATAAAAAGAGTTATTATAAATACTTGGAATAATAATTTTAAAATATCTCCTTTAGCTAATGCTGATAATAGTATTAATAAAGATGTTGCTAAACAATTACTAGAACAATATAAAAGTTGGGGAACTGATAAAGCTAATGTATCAGATATTGAAGTAAAAACTTGGTTAGCTAATTTTGGTATAGTATTAGCTGATAAACATTTTAAAGAATTAAAAGAGATTGGTTTTTACAATAAAAAATTAATCCCTTATAATTTAATGTTTTCTGGAAGTAATACTTTTATTGGAGGTCTTTTCAAATATCTTAATAATATACTTGAAAAAGATACAACTAATTTTAAAGAGAATAAATTAGACCATCCTTTTGGGGATATGAATAATGTAATAAAAGCTTTATCTACAGGTGAGGCTCGATTCACCCCTAAAACAATGAGTAAGTCTTTTAGAGATGCAGGTAAAAATGTATCAGGAGTTACTGTACCTAATTATTTAACTAATAGAATTGATGATTTAAAAAGAAGTGCTTTAACTGATTCAAAACTTATTGATGATTTAGGTTCATTATCTATCTCTCAAGATAGTTTGATTATAGAGTTACTTAGAAAGGACCCTGAATTTGTTAATAAGTTTGAAGTAAATTATTTAGGATTAACTGCTTTTAAAGAGTTTGGTAAAAAAAGTAATAGTTTTTCAGGAATTAGAGATTTAAATGATATTGACCATGATATAGTTAAATTAACAGGTATTCAAGATACACAGCAAGAAACTCTTACACATAAAAAGAATGGTTTCTCTATGAGAATAGGTAGAATGTTTATGCCTACTATGTCTGATAAGAAACAAATGGTTATGTTAGCTACAGGAATATTTAACTTTATGTCAGAAAGTAATCAAGCTTTTAATAAGACTAACTCTACTATATCTTTTACAGAAGATTTAAGAGAGTTACTTTATAATCAACTTGCTTTACCTGAACTAAAAAGAATTATGAACTTTCATAACAATATTAAGAAAACTAATATTGTAGGTTATGATTTAGCTGCACAAATGTTTAATTTTATTCCTGCTTTAAATAATATTAAAGATGAAAACGGAGTTAGAATGATTAAACATATTGCTGTAGGAGATAAAGCTACTTTAGAAAATATTGAAAGTATCTTTAAACCTGCTATCATGGATGTACTAGAAGAAGTAGTACATAACTTAGCTAAAGAAAAGATGGAGTTGTGGAGACCTACTTTTACTCAAACTAATAGTAAAGGAGAAGTTACAGCTTTACCTTTGTTTGATGCTAAGTATGTAAATACAGGACAAGGTTCTTTAGAAGATAAATTTCAAATTGGTACTTACGATTATGTATTAAACTATATGATAAGTAATACTAATGCTTTTACTATGTTATCTGGAGACCCTGCTTTATATTCTCAAAACAAACTATTTAAAGGTAATGAAATACCTTTTGATGTGGAAGATGATAATTTCTTTATTAATGCTTCTAAGAAAATGGGAACTAATATTGGTAAAAGGTTAGCTTTAATGATTGCTCCGGGAGTTACTATTGCTAATTCTGCTAATCAAGATTACTTACAAATTTTCTTAAGAGATGATACAGCAGAAGATAAAGACATAGCTTCTAACTCTGACTACTTAATTAAATTGTATCACGGTCAAGAAGGTTTAGATAAAGCTCAACCTATTCTTGATAAATACTATGAAGATAAAGCTAATGGTAATGTAGCCGGATTTATATCTGAAAGAAATAAATTGAAAGCTATGTTTAGTGATATTACAGATTATTTTGATATAGATGCAACAGATGCTCAAGAGTACACTACTTTAAGTGAACACTTAATTATTTTAGAATCACTAGGTAGAATTAGTGCAGAACAGTCTAGGATAATATCTGATAAATTATTAAGAAATCAACATCTTGAAAAAGAAGAATTAGGATTAGTATTTCAACCTATTAAACCTGTAGTTACTTCTCAAGTTGTAGATAAAGCTCAAGATGTATCTAGAGTAGTATATATTAAATCTTCTTCTTTTCCTTTAATACCTCAATTAACTGCAGGTACTAAATTAGATGCTTTAAGAATTAGAATGGAAGAAATGGAGAACCAATATGGAACTTCTGTTAGAGCTTCTTATCAAACTGCTAATAAAGTAGGAGGTCTTACTAATACAGTTGACCCTTATAATAGTGTTAGTTTAGCTAATGCTGATAAATCTATGTTAAGATTAAGTAGAAATGATTTTAGAATACAACAAGATGTACCTTATAAATCTGATAGTAAAGCAGAGAAAGTTTCCATGGGAACTCAAATCTTTAAATTACTTATGGGAGATGGTATGATGAGTCTTGATGGTTTTAATGTTGATGGTCAAGAAATGAATGGACATCAACTTAATCAATACTATAGTGATTCATTTGAGAAGCTAGTTAATATTAAAAAAGTAAACTTATTCAGAGAACTAGGTTTATCTGATGATGGAGATATTACAAATGAAGCTCAATTCATAACTAAGTTACAAAAATTATTAGAAAAAGAAGCTATCAAAAGAGACTATCCTATTCAAGATATTAAAGGTCTTGAATTAGATACACTTTATGATGTAAAAGGACAGCCATACTATGAGTTCAAAATTCCTCTTTGGCTATCTACTAATTCTAACCGCTATGAGTCCTTATTAAATAGTATAGTTACTAATAGATTAATGAAACATAAAATCCCCGGAAGTGCCTTTGTAGTAGGTTCTGAAACTGGATTTGGTTTCCAAGAATCTTTGGTAGGTATTGACCAATCTAGAATTATCTATATGGATGGTTGGAATGGTAAAGAGTTAAAAGGTGTTAATGATAATGAAGGTACTTTCTCTAAAGCACAAGTATTTATACCTTCTAAATTCAAAATAAGTGATAAGATTCTTATCGATATGTTTGAAAAGAAAGAAGGAGAATACACTTATATTGAAAAGAGAGAGAACGGTACTTGGAGATTAAAAGATGGAATGATAGCTCCTGAGCTTCTAAATCAATTTAGTTTTCGTACCCCTACCTCTTCACACGTATCTGGGGCAACTATTGAGATTGCAGGTTTCTTACCTCCTGAAGTTGGAGATTTAATGATTGTACCTAAGAACTTTACTAAACAAAAAGGTCTTGATTATGATGTTGATAAGGAAACTACTTATCAAATGAATTATGTAGTTGACCATAAAACAGGTAAAATAACTCCTCTTACAGAGGCTCATAAACAAGATGCTACTAGAAGATTGAGAGAACTTCTAGCTAAAGAGAATGCAATGTTTTCTTCTGAATTAGGACTTCCTTCTATGAGTGTGTTTGATGAAATCATCAGATTAAATTTTGATGATGAGTTTGTGTCTGAATTACAAGATAGTGGAACTGATTATACAAATAAGATTAATATGATTGAAGCTAAGTTTGATGAGAAACTTATGGAGAATGCTTTCATTAAATCTCATTTAGCTATATATAATAACTCTAATCCTGAAGTTCAAAAGAAAATCAACAAAGTTTTATCTATGCAATTTGCAGAAGAACAAGCTGATTTTATTGAAGGATTAAATGAGGAGGCTAGAAAAGACCTTATAGCTAAAGAGATGTTAGCCAATGGAGATACTGCAGTTGTAGCTAATGCTGGTGCAACTACAGCTAATAATAGTTTTACTATTCTATCTGATGAGTATCAAAAGCAAAAGATGGCTTTAGGTTCAGCAGGGAAAATGGCTATTGGTATCTACTCTAACTATGTAACTTTTCATGGACTTACTCAACAAGTAGCTACACCTTTATATTTATCTAATGAGAATCCTAAAAATGAAGCAGAAAGAACATTTACAAATCAAGAAACTAATTATGTAAAAGATAGTAAACATATTACTATAGGTAAAATTACTTCTGATGGATATATAGGTAAAGAACTTACTCTTGATGGTAAAAGAAGTATAGCAGAAGCTTTTGCAGAAAAACAAAATACTGCAACAGATAATGAAAAAGCTCAAATTTTAGGTAGAGTTAATATTAATAAAACTACTATCGGAGTAGATTCATTACTTACTTTATTAGGTTTTGACCAAGATGAAAATGGTAATTCTATACCTTATATGTTTTTATCTCAACCTATCTTAAAAGAATATACTAAAAAATTAGATGCAGGAAGAGGTATTACTTCAGATTTTTCTAAAGATTTAGAAGAAGATACTATAAAAGAATTAGTAAAACAATATACTAATGGAAATTATATAGCTATTAAAGTAGGTAATTCTTATGAAATTACAGATAAAGAAGGGCAATTATTAGAAATAGATAGTGAATTAACTGGTCAAGCTTTTATTGATGGTATTAAATACAATGGTCAAGATGGTAAAATTCAAGCTGCAGTACTGCAGAAGTTTCTTGACTTAAATATTTATGCTAAGAATATAGGTAAAGTTCAATCATTACTTAATACTAATAACTTAGGTAAATCTATTATTGAATCTAATATTACTTATGATAATTTAAAAACATTTGCAGACAATAAAACAGTAGGTAATGTTACAGAATTAATAGGTATTTTTGTTCCTATTGAAGAAAGTATCAAAAGACCTGAAGGATATGAAGTAGTTGGAGATTATTACATTAAACCTACTACTCCTCAAGGACAAATAGTAGTTAATGGTTTAGTTACTGGTCAAAACTTATGGGGACAATTTTTTCCTTATAATGATAGATTCTTTAATGAAGCTGTAAATGAAGCTCTTTTAATTACTAATGTAGACACTACTAGTGCTTATAAGACTATAGAAGCTAGACAAGAAGTAATTCAAGAAGCTAAAAAATACATCTATTCTTGGAGAGGACTAGGAGTATTTGGAGATATGGCTTCTACAGAAAGAGATAGATTATTTATAGATAAAAGTACTAGTTCCTCTTTAGCTAGTTATATGAATAACTTACAAGAGAATCTTATTATTAAAAATAATAGATTATTAAGTAAGTTTACTTATGAGTTACAAACAAATGGAACACCTTCTTTAATTAAATTTAACAATACTGTTAGTGATAACTTTGATGAAGAGTATTTATACAACTCTTTAGCTGAAATGATTATAGAAGATAAACCTCTTCCTGATTGGAATGGAGAACCTATGTCTACTAAAACATTAGCACAAGAGTTAATTACCTATGCTTATGTAGAAGGTGGTGTACAAGAAGCTATTCAGTTTATTAAATATGTTCCTGTTGAATACTTATCAGAAGTAGGTGTGCAATTAAATGGTAGATTTGTATCTGCTAATGAAATGTTTCAAAGAATGAGTATAGGTAGAAATCCTATGGTATTTAGAGATGTATTAGGTATTTCAAATTTAAATGGTATTAACTCTACAAGAACTCATACCTTTGTTAAACAGTTTATGCAACATAATCCTGAAAGAGCAACTAGATATGCAGATGATAAAAAATTTAGTTATTTAGATGCAGCTAAAGATTCTTTTATTCTTAATGATGAAGAGAAACCTAAATTTATTGTAATGAGAGGAGCTAATCCTAAAAGCAAACTTAAACAAGATAAATATAAACTTTATGAAAATATAGGGGCAAATCAGTTTCAAAGAGTTAGTATATTAGGTACAAGTGGTATGAATGAATATGAATTTGGTAATACAAATGCTTCTTCTATCTTAGGAACTAAAATTGCACCTATAGAAAATATAAATCCTGATAATAATTCTACTTTAACTTTTACAAGTGAAACAAGTTTTATTAAACAAGGAGAAACTGTAGAGCAAATAATTACTAAAATAAAAAATACTAAATTTGAAAACTATAAACATCTTTCTCTTATAGCTGATTCTATATTACCTATGTTAGACCTTAATACAGTTGTTAGTGTAGAAGATACTACATTATTAATAGGAGGAGCAGGTGCAAGAGGATTGTATGATAAAACTAAAAACAAGATAATTATTGATTCTAATCAAGTAAAAGGAGGAGAATCTACAGCTAGAGTATTTATACACGAAGCTATACATTCTATTACTAAAAGAGAATTAGATAAGTACTATGATGCAGATGGTTTAGTACTATCAGAGAATGCTCCAGCTCATGTTAAAGCTTTAGATTCTGTTTGGCAAGCTTTTAAACAATCTTTACCTGTAGAAACTTTAACAAGAGTTCAAGAGAATAAAAGTAATTTTAAAAATAAATTACCACATACTCTTACAGCAGAAGATTTAGATATGGCCTATGGAGCTATGGATATTTTTGAATTTGTGAGTGTAGCTATGGAAAGTCCTGTTTTTCAAACTGAAATGTCTAAGCAACCTTTTAATGAAACTCAAAGTATTTGGGACAAATTCAAAGAAGTGATAATTAAAATCTTATCTTCACTAAACCCGGAAATTACAAAAGGAAGTATTGCTGAAGCCTCATTAAGTGAAATTCTTAATTTTATTACAGAAGAATCTAAACTTAGAAAAGAAAATGTTACCTTTGATATTCCTGAAATTCGTAAGGATTCTGAACTAGAAAGGATGATTATGGAGAGAGACTTGGCAGAAGAAGAGTACTATAACTCATTAAAGAGTGACCCTTCTCAAGATACTCCTGATGAGAACTCTGTTAGTTTAAGTCCAAATTTAAGATTACCTGAAATTAAAAATTGTTAATACTATGGCATGTACAGTAAGTCAAAAAGATATAAGAGAAGAGATAGGTAAACAACTTATCTCTTCTTATCCTACTGCTAAAAGAACAAGTTATCAAGATAGATTAGCTATTTTGATTCCTTATGATGCAAACAATCCTAATAAGAATGTTTTGTATGGTAAAGCTAAAGCATTACAAACTAAGTATAATAAAGAGTATAATGCTAAGACTTATGGTAATGTTATTTCTTTTACTCAGTTAAGCTCTGGAGTAGAAATTAGCATACATCCTACTAAGAAGTTAGCTAATTCAATGACTGAACAAAACAAAGTAGATGAGACTCCTACTGTACAATCAATAACAAGAGATTATGTTTTTCAAGGAGAAGTTTATTCTTCTATGGAAGATATGCAAGCAGCAATACAAGCTGCAGAAAATGATTTTGTATTTATGCCTTCTTCTATAGATTATAATGCTACTAATTATAATGACTATATTAATCATAAAAAGAACTTACTTCAATCTGTTAATAATAGATTAAATAATTCTGTAGCCAATAGAAAGTTTAATAAAAATACAGACTTAAGAGTTACTATAAGTGAATTAAATAAACTTAAAGAAACTTTAGAACAAGAGATATTTGACCTTACAAATGCAGAAGATATTTATAGTAAAACATTATCTGTTTTTAACACAGATTTAGATTATATAGATAAGTTACTAGAATCAGATGTACCTACTGTTGAGAATATTCAATATGCAGAGACTATGATTAATTATTTTGATATTATATCTAATTATAGTACAACTAATCATCTTAATCAATTTGTACAAACAGGAGATTCTAGTAATATAGAACCTGAAATATTAGATGTTCTTAATAATTTAAGACAAAAAATATCTGACCAAAAGACTAAAGTAGATTCAGCTAAAAGACAATATCTATTACAAGCTATTGGAGAGTCTGAGAATTTAAAAGGTCTTTACCCTGATTTACAATTAGAAGAGATTAGAGAGAAACTATTATCTGCTAAATCAGATATAGGTATTGCTTCTATGTTATTTGCTACAGTAGATAAAGAATTTGGAGGACAAGATAGTGCTATTGCTCAATTAATTAGATTAGAACTAGAAAACACTAGAAATAGAGTTAAACCTCAAGCAGCCAAATTCATTCAAGAGATTAATGATATACAAGGTAGAGTTAAAACTAAACTTTTAAATAAAGGCTATGGAGTAAGTTTTGGACCAATTAATAAACTAACTTCGGAAGTGTCTTATGATTTATTCTATCAAAAAACAGATAGAGGTAATAAGACAGATAAATTAATTAATAAATTTTCAGGTAAATGGTTTAAAGATGTTAGTTCTTTTATGAGAACTAATTCTGAAGAAATGTCTGAAGCTTGGAAGATAAAAGATTTTGAAGCAGTAAATAAAACTTTAATTAATAAGTATAATTGGTTAAAGGATAAGACAGATTTTATTGAAATAGGTAAATTACCAGAGATAATCAATAATCCTGATTTTGCATACTTTAATAGATTCTTTAATCCGGCAGAGTCTTTAATATATAAACAAGAATTAATTAACAAAATTGGACAACATAATTATAATAAACTTGTTGATAATCAAAAAGAAAGTTTAGAAGATTTCATGTTAACTATATCTAATGAGAAGACTTATCTTATGGATATACATGGAGTTACTAGTTTTGATGCACTATCTGATGCAGTAAAGGCCCATTATAGTATTTTTGAAAAGAGAAATAACCCTTTTGAGTTTTTAGTTTCTCATAATTCAGGCCAAGAAGGAAGAGTAGATTTTGTAATAGGACAAACTGGTAATCAATATCAATCACATCTTAAGTACAATTCATTTATACCTAAACAAGAGGTAACAACCTATAATATGAATGGAGACTCTAGAACAGAGGATTCAGGATACTTTGATGCTAATTTTTCTGAAATAGAAAATGATGTAGATTTGTTAAAATTTTGGGAAATACTTGCAGAAGCTACTCAATATATGAATAGCACTTTAAGTGACTCTAAAACTACTTTATCTCATAACTCATTATTAAAAATGAGTAAAGGTATGACAGATACCTTATTAGATAAAAAATTAGGTGTAATGAATAAGACTACTTCTTTGTTAGCTGACACAGGGCAGACTATTAAAGATATGATGTCTACTAATATTAGAGACACTAAAGCTAATGATATTACTGAAGTAAATAAAGCTGGTATAGAAACTATACAACAAGAGGTTAGTAAGAGATATGATGTCTTTGAAATGGAATTTAAAAGGGTATCTAAAATTGATAATCTTTCTAAGATAAATCCTCTTGTTTTAAATCAAGAAGCTCAAGATTTATTAGAAAGATTAACAGGATTAAATATAGTTGATATTACAAAAGCTTATGGTTCTAAGATAAATATTCCTTTTGTAGCTAAAGAAGTCTTAACTAATCAAGTAATGGAAGAGCAAACTTTTAATCTTCCTGTTATGATGAGAGCTTATCTTGATGTTGTTTCAGAATATAAAGCACAGAAAGAGGCTTTACCTAAAATTAATATCTATAAAGACTTATATGATACAGTCCAATTAGAAAAAAAAGAAGTAAAGTCAGGTGTTTATGCTGAAATAAAAGGTGTTGCCAATAGAGTTTTACTTAAACAAAGAGAATATGGTCTTCAAGATAAAAGAGTTAGAGGACAATTAAGAACTCAATCTTGGATTAATAAGAATGTAAAAGGAGTAGAAGATAAAGACCATTGGGGAAAGATGGGTAAAAATCTTAATGTAGGAGAAAAAGCCTATAAAGAAGAGGCAGAGAAATATATAGCTTATTTAGAACAAAAAATTGAGGAAACTACAGATAATGATAAAGCAGTAGCTTTACAGTATGAAATAGATGGTGTTAAACATCAAATAGATAATCTAGGTACAACTTATACTTGGGCCTCTATCTATAATACTTTAATCAATAGATTTGGTATTTTCTTAGGTTTAGGTTGGAATGTACCTTCTCAATTTTTTAATAGATTTCAAGGATGGTATCAAGGAATGATTAATGATACAGGAAGATACTGGACAGCAGGTAATTTTTATGCTGCAAATGCTTTTATCAATAGAAAAGGTATTAGATATATTCCGGGAATGAACAAGTACAGAAATGAAGTTAAGAAAGCTAAACTCTTAACTGAAAAAATGGGATATATTCAAGATAATACTAATGAATTAGATAGAGCAAGAAGAGAATCAGGCTTTACAGGTTGGACTAGAAAACTAAATCCTTTTTACCTTACAGAATATACAGAATGGCATAATCAAGTTCCACAAGCTTTAGCTATTTTGATGGATTCTTCTATCATGAGTACTTCAGTAAATGCACAAGGTAATCAAATTTCTGTACCAATATTTGATGGTCATACTCAATCTTTTCCTGCATACAATATTGTAGATGGGGAATTAGTATTAAAACCTGAATTTAGAACCCCTGAGAATATAGAGACATGGGAAAATTTCAATAGTAATACTTATGCAGATGTAAAATCTAAAATAACAGATACTATTGCATTATTAAATGGAGATTATTCTAAAACAGGAAGTACTTATATTAAAAACTTTACATTAGGTAAGTCTTTAATGATGTTTAAAACTTGGATGCCTAATCAGTACTTTTTAAGATTTGCTAAAAATCAAAATAGTATATCATTAGGTTTAAAAGATTTTGATGGTTCTTATGCAGGAGCTTTATCTAATAAGAAAACCAATATAGCTAGTACAACAGCTCTAGGTTTAGGTATTGGAATAACAAGTACTATGACTTTAGGTTTAGGACTTGGAGGTATTACTTTATTAGGTTTAGCTGCTTATTCATATAAAATGAATAAGAGTAATAAGAATGTAGATGGAGAAAGTTTACAAGCTTTGACTCAATTATCTGCAATTGGAAAAGCTATATTAAAGAAAAGTATAGGTTTACCTATTAATATAGTATCAGGTAAAAATTTAATTCAAGCACATCAATTTAATGAATTAAATATTACAGATGCAGATAGACAAAATCTTAGTTTCATAGTTAATGAAGTAGTTGGTTTACTTTGGTTAACATTAGGTAAAGTACTTATTAAATCTTTAATGGGAGATGATGATGAGAAAGAACCTAAAACTTTAGATGGACAAACTCCTAATCCTTATTGGGCACAAAAAGAGATTGATGACTTTTATTATAATGTACTAGAGAACTCTATTACTAGATTAATAGAAGATGCTAGTTTATTTACTAATGCACAAGGATTATATTCAGCTATAGCAAAACCTGCAGGAATTGATTCTTGGTTTACAAGAATAACTCAAGTATCTAGTGGATTACAGAAGAAATTAGTTACCGATGACGATACCCTTGAAACTGGAGAAAATGCGGGAGAATCAAAATTTTGGACCTCTGTGGGTAAAATGACAATGCCTAGTTTATTTAATGAATGGGCAGGAGGAGATTTTAAAAGTTTTGGTTTCAATAAATATGGAGAAAGGGAATGGAAACCGGGGGAACTTATGGATGCTGCATTTTGGTCAGATTATAAAAAAGATTTAAAAAGTCTAAAATCTGATAGAGCAGAAGCTAAAGAGGAACTTACTAAGTATTGGAATAAGGAATATGATATTGACAATCAAGACCCTGCAGTTAAAGTACTCTTAGAAGAAGAAATTAAGAGGAAAGTAAAGGCTGAATTAGATGCTACATATTCTCTCAAAATACGCTCTCTATATGATGAAGAACAAAAAGAGATTAAATAATACACTTAAATAAAAAAAAAGAAAGAGTGAGGTTTTGCCTCACTCTTCTTGTATAATAAAGGTAATGTAGTTTTGAGTATCCTATTCTACTTAGCTTCCGACGCCTTCCAAGATACCATCTCGTTCACCTCATGTTACCATGATTAGTTACTAGTGGATTTGAACTACCCAGCAGAGCCAACCTTTACTATTTAATATTTTCTAACGGATAAGCATTTAGAATACCTTCTTTATACTCTTTTTCCCAAGAATGTTGCATATAACTTTCAGCTTGTTCACTAGCTAGTCTTAGAGCTTCTGTTACATGTATTTGAATAAGTTCAATTACAGCATCTCTTACAGTACTAAGGCTATCATGAACATCTTCAATTCCATCTTGTGTAATATACACTTTTTCTTTTAAATAATCTTCTACAGTTATCATACTATTTAAATTTATGAATTAAAGCTTTATTCATCTCTTCCTCTGTATATTTTGCTTGAAAACCATACAATTTAATAAAATCATCTTTAGACTTTATTCTTCTATCTACTTTAACAAAAGTATCTGTCTTACATAAATGTAAAACTACAAAATAAGTAGTATCTCCATAATCTTTTAGTAAAATATATTTACTAAACTCACTTGTTAAACAATGAAATCTTACCATAATCTTAGTTTCTTCTACGATTCTTTACATATAATAAGGAATCTTGTTCAATTACTTTATTAAAATCCTTCTCTGTTATAAAAGGAGGAGAAGTTCTTTTACCATTTCTTTCAATTTTAACATAGTTAATATAGAAGTAATAAGCTCCTGATATAGGGTCTTTTATCTTCTCTAACTCTTTTTGCCAAAATTCAGATTCTGTCTCTACTAACATAATTAAGAATAAACAGGAGAATAGATAAATTCTTCCAATTGTTCTACATTAATAACATGTCCATTATCTCCTAAGAAATCTTTAGCATCTTCTATAGTATAGAAAACTCTTCTTTGTCCTTCAAAAGATAGATATTTAATCTCTCCTCCAATTTCTTTACCTATGTTATAACCTACAAGTACAGGCTCAAAATTAGTAACAGTTTCTATCTCTTCAATAGTTTCTACTTCTTCTACTTCATCTGCTGCAGGAAATATAAAATCAGGATGGATTCTTATTCTTTCAGTTCCTCCTTCTATCTCTCTTTCAAGAAATATTTGTACAACAGACTCCCCTTTACTTTCTTCAGGTTCAGACCAACCTATTAATCTATAAAGTAAGTTATTTACTGAATAGATATAATACCCCGGAGGATATTTACATATAGCCTCTTGAACTATAGGTTTTCTAGTAACAAACCAAGTTGTTAATTTTAAGTCAAATAAAGATTTGACAGGTTTTCTTTCATTCATAATTGTTATAATTTAGTTACTAAATAGTCAATAAGTTCTTTAATAGTTACTATATCTTCCTCTTCTTCTTCAGGAATAGCAATATTAAATTCTTTTTCTAAATCCATAAAGAAAACTACTCTATCTAAAGAATCTAAACCTAACTCTTCATTAAGTTTATATTCTTCAACTAATTGGTCTATCTTTATATCTAAAGTATCAGTAATAAAATTTTTGACTTTCTCTAGTATTTCTTCTCTATCCATCTGTTTTTAAATTGTGTTTTATACAAAATTCTTCGTGAGCTTTAACTACTACATTATAATCTGGGTCAGATATAACCAATACTTGTTTCTTATTAATTGTTCTTTTACAAATATATCTTCTATCATTATAAGTAATAAATAAAGGTAATACTTCTTTAATATTTTCTGAAAAAAGAATAGGAACTATCTTATTTACTTTAAGCATGTCATGTACAGTAGGATTAACTTTCATCTCTTCTAACTTCTCAATCATCTTAGTTATTTCAAAATTTAGAAATTTATTCCCCTTAAGAGGAGCTATTTCTTTTTCTTCAGAAAAATTAAAATTAAGTTTTGAATCAACTGTCTTAAACATATTTAAAAACTAATAGGTGTCCACATTACTCCTACTCCAAGAAATATTTGACTTGTTCCATCAGATGTTATACCATAACCTGCTGTAGGTCCAATATGCCAATATTTCTTCTTAGGAGATTCTTTTTGATAAATCTTCATTTCTTTGACCTCACTATAAGGATTCTTAAAAGTAATTTGGCCAAAAGACTTAGCTTTACCCCATCCTAAAAAGCCGGTACTTTCTTCTCCTATGAGTAATTCAACTTCTTCTCTATATTTTAAACTAATTTGAGTACTATCTTTTTTAGCAATAGTACTACCATAAACCCATACTTTCTTTTTATCTAAAGAATCTCTAAGTTTAAAACTAGATGTATATATAGGAGAAGTTTTATTTGTACTATCTATTACAGTAGGTGCAGTTACACTAACAGTAGCTTCTGTATTAGCTATTACAACAACTCCTTGACCTTTTAGTTTACTTTTATAAGTTTTGACTACCTGTTGTAATTTTTGAATAGTACTATCTTTAGTAGCTAAAGCTAAAAAGTCTTTAGTTCTATTAGTCTCTATAATAGAAATCTTACCTACAGATTGTCCAAGCTTATTTCTAGTTACTTTAATAGTATCTTCAAAAGCTTTTTGATTTTTTTCAAAACTAACAATTTCTCTATTATGAGAACATTGTTGAGTTATTAATAAAAAGCCTAATCCGGCTATAATTATTAATCCAAAAATATTATCAATTTTTATCATAACCTGTTCTTTTAGTGGTTTTAACATCAAAATTATTTACAATATCTTGATAAGAAACAAAGTTCTCATAGATATATTCAAGTTGTTCTTCTGCACAATAAAATCTTTCTACCTCTATTCCTTGTCCCCTTTCATATTTAAAAGCTTCATAGATAGAAGGAAATATTATAGCTTCTCCGTCTTTATGAATAGTTGTAATAGTATTACTTGAACTTAATTCACATATCTCTATTGAAGTATCTGCTTTACCAAAATGTTCTGTGATTATATTTTTCATAAAATTACTTTAAACATTGATATAAATAAAAATCAATAGTGGACCAACTAATACCATCATTACCATCATGATTTTTTATCATTAAAAGAAGTTGTTGTTCAAATAAAACCTCATTAAAAAAGTTTTTCCAACTATCTCCTTTAAGTTGTCTAGCTCTTTTTGCAAAATCACTTATTCCCCAAGTTATAGACCTAGATTTAAAATCTTCAAATTCTGCTTTAGCTATATTAACTTGATTAATTATAGTTTTCTTAAGAAGGTCATAATTAGGAGGAAATGAATTAATCATCTCCTCCAATTTATTTAAACTATCCATTATACTCTTCCTTCTGTATTTTCACTTTTTTCAAGTTCAGCTCTTTCAGCTTCTAAATCTCTATTAAGAGCTAAATCTTCAGTAAATCTTTCAGGATAACGTATCTGAAGTTTAGTGATATTATTGGTAAGAATTTGCCAAAAGTCAATATCATATAACTCACAAACAGTAAAAGCAATATCAAAAACCCTTTGGCAGTCATGTTCTCTAGAAGTATCTAAAAAATCTGCAAAAAGATAACATACCACATCTTCTTTTGTATTACCCTCTTGTTTTAATAAAACAGTAACTTCCGTAAGAAAATCAGGCTCAATTAATTCATCTTTAGTTCTTATGGCATTATTAGCTGAATACCAACATTGGTCAGCTAACTCTTCTCCAAGGTTAACTAAATCCATTGGTTTTTTATAGGCAATAAATTTCTTAAAAATATCAAGAGTTTCTCCTATCTCTGTAACAACTCCAAGCCACATGTGTAACTCATTAAGTTGATTAGTTCCTAAATCCGGGCAAGTTCTATTTGCTAATTGCTGATATTCAGCTAGTGTTTGAATCTTATTCATTATAGTTGTTTTTTAATTATCAATACCAGCAATTTCATCATAAGCTATGATAGCATGTCTAGTTAATTCAACATTCTTAACCTCTTTGATAGTTTTACTACCTACAAAAACACCATGAGCTTCAAAAATAGGAATATCTCCTACTTTAACTTCATCAGTAGGACAATCTGGCCCCATTTGAAGTATTTTATACGTAGTTGTAAACTCATCTTCTGGAGCTTGCTTATCTCCTACGATAATATGTCTCTGTTTCTTAGTAGTAATAATCTCTACTAGCACTCTTCTTCCTATTGCTCTCATTATATTTATTTAAAGGGTTAAATTATTATCTAAAAAGTAACGATAAGGAATAAATCCTTTAATGTTAGTGCACCATCCACTAGAAGGATTATTATATAGATTATTATTTCTAATAGTTCTAGACCCTTTAACAAAATCTGAGTACTCGTCTATATTCATAGCTCTACAACAGTGTTCCATTGGAGAACTATGAGGAGGTTGTTGAGTAATTAATCTATCATGTAAACCTATTAAAGTTTCTAGATTAATCTCTTTTTCTTCTCCAACTACTGTATAAGAAGTTCTTGCACTCATAGCTGTTGAAATTTTTACAGCTTTTATAGTATTACTTTGTAAATTAGAATCTTCTTCCCAAGGAATAAGTATTTTATTTCCAAAAGGAATATGCCATTCTCCGGGTTCTAATACTATAGGAGTAGATTCATTTTTAGCATCCCAAATAGCTTCAGCTAAAGCCATCATGTGAATTTCAGCTTGACCTTTATTTTGTTGTAACCATTTTAAATTATCCCAAGTTTCTACTACAGCTTTATTACCTTCCATAATAATAGAATTAATAGCTTCTTTTCTACTTTTATATGTTTTATCAAAATCAAATAAAGTATAAGAAGGGCATCTTAATCTAAAAAAGTTATCCCAACCTTCTTTACTACCAGTAATTAACATAGTAGTCCACATAAAGGGTTCTAAATACCTATTTGATATTTGTTTAGTTGCTCCATTTCTAGTTTGTTCTTCAGCATATACTACAACTAAATCTCTTAATGTTAAATGAGTTGATATACATTTATTAATATCTTCTTGATTAGTAATATATTCAGTTCCTTGCATACCTGAATGTTCTTTTTGCCAAGCAATAGGAATAAAAGGATTACTTCTTACTGCTTCTACCATTTTACCAAAAGGAATTGCTCTTGAAGATGAAGTATTCTTACTCAACATTCTATGTGTATTAACTTCTGCAAGGATTATTCTTGGAAAAGTTGCTAATACACTAATAAGCTCATCTCCTTGTTGGTTTAAGGAGTGAGCTACAATTTCTGCTTTTATCATGTTTATTTAATTGTTTTTAATTATGACTAAATGAAATACCATCTCCATCTACTTTATCAAATAGAACTTCAACTTCGTAATGTTCATCTTGAGGATTTTGTATGTAAGTTATATGACAAAGGTTAGCATCTAACATATTAAACTCTTTAGTTAAATCTAAGATTTCTAAAAGTTCAATAGTATTCATCCAATATCCTCCAAAAGTTACAATACTGTCATAGGTATATTCGATTACAAAATTAATCCTTAATGGCCAAGAATCCACTATTTTTGCAATAACTTTTTTATCATTTTGTAAAAAAGTTAGTAAAGAATTTGGATTATTTATAACATGAAAATCCGGGTTAGGTCCTCTGTTAAAAGTATTCATTACAATTGAAATTTTTCATTGAACTTCTCTAAATAAACAATTAAAGATTTTAACCTACTCTTATAATTAAAAAGAGTGGTATCTTGTAAATGAATTTTAATATGATGAACATAGTCTGCAATCTCTTGTATAAGAATTAATCTAGTTCTACCAAACTCTTTAGAAATTTCTAATTCAGCAGTTAATTTTTGATTTTGTTCAAATAACTTAAAATTAAGTTTTTCAAATTTTTTATTTTCTAAAATAGCTTCATCATATATAGGTTCTTTCTCTAAAGCTTGTTTAGCTTTTGTGCTTAGTTTTACTAAAGCTTTATTTTCTGCTTCTTCAATAAACTCATTCAAACCTTGAAAAGTTTGTGTTTCATCTAATACAGTAGTATAATCATTTTTATCTTTTAAGACATTTTCTATAGTAGATAAAACATAATTAGGGTCTAAATTTGCAGAAGAATAATGAGTATTTCTAATAGAATTAAAAACTTTTCCTAGTTGTTCCATAGAAATATGAGAAGGAGCACGATACTCTCTCTTCTCTGTTATCTTTCTAATTACAATTTGTTTTTCAGCTTTTTGATAAGCTTCTATCTTTTCTTGATTAAGCGTATCAACTCTCTCTGCCCATTGTTTTTCTCTAGATAAAGCTTCTTCTAAGAGTTTGCCTTTATCTATAAGTAAGTTATACTCACTTATATCTAGTTTTATCTCTGCCATTATAATTCAGTTTGCATTGTTGCACTTGTAATGCTTACTATAGTACTATTATCACAAATAAAAGATTTTTGAGTTTTTATAGTAGAAATTGTAAGTTCAATATTAACTCCTGCTTCAGCTAACTCAGATATAATTTTAGAAGCTTCTATTAACTTTAGTTTAGCTTCTTCTAGTTTTTCTTTCATTTTACTCTTCTTTATTAGATTTCTTACCTATATTAAGGTAATGTAATTCTTTTTTTGCTCTTGTTCTTGCTACATATCTAAGATTCTTTTCTTGTTCAAGTTGAGAAACAGATTTAGCAAATTTAGAAGGTATAAGAAATTCATTTAAGATATAAACTATATCTGCTTCTAGTCCTTTAGATTTATGTATAGTACAAAGTACTATAGCATCATTATCTGAAATAGTATCAAACATATATTTTAATCTTGTTAAAACTTCTTCTACTTTGTCTGTTAGTTTACAAAAATTACTAGCAAGTAAAGTAAGATTTTTTAAGTTATCACTTAACTTATAAATCTTAAATCTTTCTTTATCTGTTAAAGTAGATTTATCTTCTAATAAAAATATCTCTGCTCTAAGTTCATCTAATACTTGTTTTATCTTTTTGTATTGATAGGGTTTTAAAAATCGATTTAATTCATTAAGAATATCATCTCCTTTCAAATATACTTTCTTATCTCTAGATAGTAGTTCAAAATAAGCTTGAATTAAAGGAGCAGAATTTCTACAAATAACCATACTTCCTTCTACTACTTTATCAAATGTATCTATAGTAGAAACTACTCCTGATTCTGTTTTATACCCTTGCATTACATCGTACACAAGATTTGCTTCTTGTATAACTAGTGTAGGGCATCTATAACAAACATCTAAAGGTAACTCAACTACATTAGGTCTTTCTTTAAACAAATCAAAAGAACTAGAATGACTTCCTGAGAATCCATAGATACTTTGTCTTCTATCTCCAACAGCTATCCATTTGTGAACATCTCCTTGATTAATAAATTGATTTATAAACTCATGTTGAGCTAAATTTAAATCTTGACATTCATCAATCATAAGATAATATGGCTGTACAGGAATAGGCAACTCTCTATTTACTACCATATAAATCATATCCGTAAAATCAATTATTTTTTGGTCTTCATAAGAGGTTCTTATGTATAAAAACTCTTGCCATAACTCATCTAATAAAGGATGTAAGAAAAAGAATTTATCCATCTCTTGCATATAAGTTGTAATCTTTTCAACATCATTAGTTAAATAGATTCTACTTACATCATTCATCTCCATAAGAGTAATAGTAGTTTTACTTTTCTCTTCCCAAGACATTCTATTAAATAAACCTTTATTATAATCTTGTAAAGATTTAATTAGCTTGTAGTTCTTGTTCTTATCAATAATAACTTTACCAAAATGATAATTTAAGGCCATTAAACCTAAAGAATGTAATGTCATAGCTTTAGCATGTTGAAAACCTGCTTGGTCTATTCTTGTTGAAATTTCTTCTTGAATAGATTTATTAAAAGCTAAGAACAAAGTTCTATATTGAGCATATCCTAATAATCCAAGCAATACTGTTGTTTTGCCACTACCAGCTACTGCTTGGATTAGTAAGTTATAATCTGTTTCTTGAAAAGTATTATAAATAACAGTTTGTCTGTTACTTGGTACTATCTGTGTATCCATAATAATATACTAGTTCAGCTTCAGTTAAGAAACTATCTTGATTAATAATTAAAATAGTATCTGCTTGAGAGATACCTACCATTATAAACTCTTCTATAAACTCTTCTTTACAGCTAAGACACTTAATGTCTCTAGAACAAATTGATTCTATGAAACTAGCACTACCAGCTCTTAAGTTATCTGATTCACAAAAAGGACATACCTCTGGATTAGCTAGATACTTATCTAAATGTTGTTTAGTTAATTTTACGGACATAGTATTTTCTCTTGAATTAATATTTCTCTAATTTTCTCAATCAATTCTTCAAGAGTACCATCATTATTAATAGTATAATCAAAAGTAGCATTATCTAATGCTGTTTCAGAGGTGTGTCGAACAATTCCTGCTTCTATTTCAAAAGCTTTATCTAATTGTTCTAATCCTTCTCCTGAAGTATATATTACTCCACCTTTTCCTAAATCAATTTTATGTAAACCTTTAGCATATTTAGGTCTATTAACTCTAATACTGATTCCTCCTCTATCCTTAACAGCTTTAAGTTCATTAGGGAAACGAGTATCTGTAATAATCCAATTAGGATATACTATAGTACCTATTACTTTACCACTATCTCCTGTTTTACCACTTAAAATCGGTACAACTTTAGAACCTAACTTAACTTGATACTTACTCATCAAAGCATTAACCCAAATGTTAGGATGTATAATATTTCTACCACATTCAGTACCTATAAATTGAAGAAGTAATCTAGGAGTTGTTTTTCTAATATTATGTTGTGCATACCCCAATTGAGTTAGTATCTCTTTAGAATATAACATAACAGGAGGAGTTGGTCCATTTCTATATGAAGTTTCAATAATCCACCATTCTTCTCCTAATTCCTTTTCTTTAAAGTCTCTATCCTCAAGTTGTTCTCTAGTACAACCTATAAGAATACATATAATATCCTTAAGAGTATCTGCCCATTTCTTGATTTGATAAGGATATTTATCTATACCATCTTCATAGTATTCTAAAAATCCTTCAATAGATTCATAAGTTAATGTTCCTCCTGTAAGAAGATAGTTTATAATCTTACCTACAGTATCCTTACCACTGTTTATTTTTCCTGATATTGCTATTAGTGCCATAATTAAAACTCTATATAATCAATATCTGATTGTTTACACTCCATAAGATTAGCTACATCAACACTTGTCCAAGTAGCTTTTTCATCTAACACTCCTAACCAATAATCCATTTGTTCTAAAACAGTATCTACAAAATATTGAAAAACTTCTTTTTCTGAATCTTGCATAGAAGGCTGCACTTTTCTTTGTATCCAATTTTTAAATTGTTCAGATAACTCTACCCCTTGTGCCACTTTTATTATGGTCATATAATCTCTTTTTTAAAAGTATTAGGAGGGTTTCCCCTCCATATATACTTTATAGTTAAAAAATTCGTTTTGTTTCTCCCAAGGAAAATCATATTCTCCTTCTTTATCAAAATCTTCAATAGTAAGTGTTGTTTTATATAAATCATTAACTGATTTAACAAAACTAGGAGCTAACTCTGAAGACTTCATTAAAACCTGTTTAGTATGGTCTTCCTCTTTAAAGAAATCATCTATGTTATATCTAAGATACATTTTACTGTAACTACTTTTTAGAAAATTATCATATATACTAGAATATTCTTCAGGAAACTCAATAACTACCATCTGCATTCTACCTGTTATAGTATCATCTTGCGAATAGTCTGCTATAAAATATTCCTGTAATCTAATCCATCTAATAAAATCCTCATAGAGATTTGGCCTACTCTTTCTATCTATTAATATACATAGTTTTCTTTGATATTCAAAAGGAGTACCATCAAGTAAACAATCATGTATTCCATAAGCTAGTTTATATGTCAAATTAAACTTAGCTAAAAAAGTAGAACCATAAACACGAATAGCAGGAAAAAGATACTTTAAAGTTTTATTTTCTACTACGTTACCAATATTTATATTCATAACGTTTAATTCCAATCAAGTACTAAAGGTTGACCATTGGCCTCTATAATTTCTCTTTCTTCTTCCCAACCATTTTCATTATGATAGATATAAGTATCCATTAACTGTTGAATACCTTTAACTTCTCTTTGAATAGTGGCTGACCCTGCATTTTCAGCAAATAAATTTGTTTCTACTAGGGAAATTGCCTTTCTCCCCCATCTTCCTATAGCTAAGAGTTCTTCAGAAGCAGAGAAAACTAGAGGTTTTCCCGGAAAAGTAGTACTTTCAACTACAAATTGAAATTTAATAGGAGTACCTTCTTCTAATTCATTAGCAAAATATGCTTTTAAACCTTCAATATACCAAGCTGCTTGAATATCATAGCGTCTTTGTTTTACACTACTAATGAAGTATAAAGTATTTCCAGCTAAGGTTTTCAAATCAATACCTATAATTTGAGTAATTTTATTTTCTGCATTTCTAAACACTAAGACCATATCAAGAAGTCCTTTACAAGGAACTTTCACTCCTTCAGGAGACTCATAGTCAAAGAAAACAGGAAGCTGAAAATAGGTATCCACGGAATTTAGACTTTGTAAATACTCTCTATCAAAATAATTTCTAGTTCTTTGATGTGTTTTAAGAGAATTTACAATAGCTTTAATATTCTCGTATGTAGTACTATCAATGATAAGTCTTCCATAAGAAACTAATAAACTACTAAAATACTCTTTAGCATCCTCTGTTTTTAGATTTTTAATCTTAGCATCTGCTCCCCATCTAGGATTGTACTCCAATCTTTCTGCAGCATCTAAGATATAAACATCTTTATCATCATAACTACCTGCAAACTCAATAAAAGAAGTAACAGGTATATCTTCTTCAATACTATCTTGAGTTATGACAACTTCAGACTCTCCTTGAAATACGGTAGCTTCTACTTTAATAGTAGTAAGTAAGTATTCTTCATAATCTGCAGAGCACATTTGAAAAACCTCTTCTACTACACTAAGTACTGCTCCTGTAGGCTTCTTAGAAGCTTGACCTACATAATATAATTTTTCAAAATCACCTTCTTCACCTAATAGTAAGGTATCCACAGCTCCCCCAACAATAAAATGTTGTTTAGTAGGGTCTAAAACCTCTTCTAAGTTGTGGATACCATCTAAAAGCTTTTTAACTTTTGATTGGTTTAAGCTTTCTGATTCTCTGTATGCAGAGATTTCCTCTCTAGTTGCAATTTTTAACATTACTTTGTTCTTTTAAGATTACTTGATTTTTAAAATCCTCCATAGTTACTGAGACAATTGTTTTAAATTGAGAATCTAGTTCAAACTTAAAATCTTTCAAAGAAAGATATTCAAAATTTGCACCATTGTTTCTATATAAATCAAATTGTCTCAAAGACATAAAGACAACATCGTCTTCTATCTTTCTCTTATGTCCTACTTCTACATATTTTCTATGTATTAATAGGCACGGTTTTTTAAAAACTTCATCTTCTGGTGGGAACATAAGTTTTATTGATGCTTCCATACTAAACAGTTCTTTACCCGGATTCATACTAGTATGTTTACCAGTTTTAATCTGAATATTGTATGGAATATACATTAAGTCTATTTTAGCATTATCGTGTTTTCTACTTGCAGCACGAGAAGTTTCACAGAACTCAAAACCAAGGTTACGAAAATATATGGCATAATGTCTTTCTCCATTATGTCCACGTAACTTATTTGTTTTACCTGAACCCATATAAGCGAGAGTTTTTAAAGGTTAAAATTAAATGTCCTTCTTAAACCTTCACGTTAATCTTAATACGGCAAGTCTCTTTCTTGCTCATCTTCTTCTTGATTAGTGTCAAAATAATCTACATCTAACCAATCTGTATCATCTCCTCTTTCAACTTCTCTTCTTTCCTGTTCTATATCTATTTCACTTGCAAGATAATTAATAGCTTCTTCTAAACTATCTCTACTTAAACCTTCTCTACTATCATAAGTAATAGAAGGAATATTTTCTGGTCTAGTATTTGTTCCATACTGGTCACTATCAAAATATCTAACAGGAACACCTAGTGCTTCTGTAGCACTATCTCTAAGAGAAGATTGATTAGAACTTAATATAGACATATCCATAGCCATTATCCTATCTACATCCATCATTATTCTATTTACATAATTAGAAGGTATAGGAGTAACAGATGTATTTATAAAAAGAGGAGAAGTTTCATGTAACAATTCTTCTAAAGAAGGGGAACTTATTGAAGGAAGAGAATTTACATCTAAAACAACTGGTCCAAAATCTTCTTCATCTCTATCAGAATCTTCTAACATAGAATCTCTAGAATGATTTAGAACTTCTATTCTATCTTCCATTTGTGGAACAAAGTCTTGCCAAGGACTTTTCTTTTCTTTACTCTTAGGTACAGGTGGTGAACCTAAAAGTAAAGGAAATTCATTTTCTTGGAAATTTTCAAGAGGAGTTTGTAACAGATGTTTAACTTCTTCTGTTAGATGACGATTTAGTTCCGTAAGAGAATTAAATTTGATTTTAAGATTATTTGTGAAGGTATTCTTTTCAATTTTGGACGAAGAAATTAACCTCATCTCTATACCTTTTTCAAAACAAAAATCTAAATAAATCTTTTTTATTCTTCTATATAAAACAGCAAACTTCTTATCATTAGCAAATTCAGTAGAAACAAACATTATAAAAGGTTCATATCCAACAAAATTACGATTTGCCTCAAAAAGACTACTCCAATTATAAGTATCATTTACTAATGCATCTACAATAAATTGCGTCTCTATACTAAGAGAAAGTAAAATATTATTTTCGTCATCATAGATGACACCTTTCCCAACATGGATTATTAAACCATTTGTTTCAATTCGTCTTAAAAACACAGAAGTAGAGAGATAACTAAGCAGTTTAGCAGAAGAATTACCATAAAGATAATCTCCTTCTACAGAACTAGGCTTTTTTAAAACTAAAGATACTAATTCTAACTCTGTATTAATATGATACAAATTAAGATAAGTCATTAATGGTATATACTTAGCTATACTATAAAAATCTCCTCTATTATTTTCTGTACCACTTGTATATTCATTTATCTCTACACTCATACTATTGTTGTTCCATTGTTAATGTTAAAGGTACTACAAATTCATAGTAGAAAGGTGTTGTTCTCATATTCTCTCTTTCATATATATTAGAAAGATGATTAGTTAACATACCTACTATCTTAGAAGCTATCATAGCAGCCACATGAGAAGACTGCTTCATTGTACATGGAGCATCTTCAATTAAACTATCATCAAATAATCTTGCTTCATAATCAGCAATTCTATCCGGTGTTACGAAAAAGATTTGCATCTGTTCCAATTCTAATCTACCATCTATAAAGACAGGAGTAACTGGACAATCAGGAATACTTCTTTTCCAAACTTCAAAAAGGTCTTTTCTAGCTTGCATATTATCAAAGGCAGATATAACAAAATGATGTGTAGCAGTATCTCTAGTAACTCTATCATTAATAGTTGTAATTTCTGTTCCACAAAATTCTCTACAAATACTAGAAATAGCTGCTACTTTAAGTCTACCTATATCAGAGTGTCTAAATAATTGACCTCCAATGTTATGTTCTTCAATTACATCAAAGTCATATACAACAGGTAAGTAACCTATTCTAGCTAAAAAGAAAGTAACCCATGAACCAATACCTCCACAACCACCAATAAGAATTAACTCATTTCCTTTGGGAAACCAAGAGGCCCCTTTAAATCTATCAAATTGCTGCTCTGCTGCCATACTCTTTAAATTTTTTAATCATTGCTCTTAATAAGGCAATAGTAGGATTAGTAATATCTTCATAAGCACTATACTCAGTTTCTAAATAGATTAAAAGTTGTTCTGTATAATGAATAAAGTCTGCATCTGAAGTTGCATCAGGTAAATTCTTTACAAAAACATCTAAGTATCTATCAGAAATACTTTTTGCAATATCAATAGGGTCTATTCCTATAAGATTTTCAAAGTAATCTTCTGCTGTTATTCCATTTGGAGAAGTTAGTACTACTCCATTATCAAATAAATCACAAACAAAGGGTTCATAAAGTTCTACATACCCTAATAAAGTATGTCTACCAAAAACAAAACCTTCTGAAAATTTCTTAATAAAATCTTTCTTAGTCCCAATAGTCAAGTTCCCCGTGGACTGGACAATTGGGGTTATCGGAGAAGTAGTCTTCACAGGTACATGCGTAGGTGGCCAAACTTGCTTTGCCGGAACTGTTTGAACTATTGGAGTTATAGGAACTACTTTTGGAGGAGAGATTAAGTCCTCGACTTTCTTTGAGAAATCCTCCGGGACTATTACTTCCTTTATTGGGGAGTCTATAACACAATCATAAACATACATTCTTTCTTCTGTATGATTAAAATCTAAAGTTTGCATAGTGTATTTTTCTCCATTTTCATCTCTAGCAATAAAAGGTACATTCTTTTTTGAAACAGTAGCTTCTCCTAATACAGCTACTTTTGCCATAAAATCATTGTAGTTATTTACAATCAATGATAAATAGAAATTATGTTGAGGACAATTATCATTTAACTCTGACATGTCTGTTCCTGAAAAGAAAACACCCATATTATGATGACTATGTATTTGCCCTACTTTCCAATCCATTCTTGTTTCAGGGTCTTCCATAAGATAGTCTACAAATCTATCATCTAATTTATAAGATGTATAACTTGCACTACCTCTATCCATAGGAAGTATCTCTTCAAGAATAATTTTAAAAGTTTTAGGCTTTTTAATAGAACCTTGTATGCTGTAAAATAGTACTCCAGACCATTCTACTTTATTTATCTTTTGACATAGATGTTGTATCTTATCTAAGATAGCTTGCGACATTATTACGGGAATAGTATCTTTTAATGTTACTTCCGGCAATGGCGGTTTTCTGTAATTTGTGTTCAAGTTTTCCATGAATATAATTTAATAAATTAGGATATACAATGAACTCTTCAATTTTAAGTTGTTCATTTTCTTTAATAGGTTGTTCATTACGAACTTTAAATTCTTTTTTATCTCCTCTATAATAAATATAAGGAGTCTTAAGGTCTTCACTATCTACTCTTATTTGTACATTAGAAGGAGGTAAAATCAGTTTCTCAAAACTATTGTATGAGAAATAATCATTACGTTCTCCTTTTTTACAAAGGTATTTTCCCCAATACTCTTTATCTAGTGTTAAAAGTTGTTTTTTAATAAAAGAATGAAAAACTTCATCCTTCTTAATATGATAGTTATTATTATAAATATAATAATTAACATCTACAACATCATTTAAAATAGACTTTTCAAGATAGTGATTATAGAAAATAGATATACTAGCAGAATTTGAAGAAAAACTTTTTTGTGTTTTTTCAAAAATAGTAGAAAATCTAATATGTGGTGTTCCAATACTACTT